TTACATGTTCGCGATGATAGCGTCGCCAAACTCTGAACATTTCAGCAGCTTAGCGCCTTCCATCAGACGTTCGAAGTCATAGGTCACGGTCTTGGCGGCGATAGCGCCTTCCATGCCTTTGACGATCAGGTCTGCGGCTTCGAACCACTGCATGTGGCGCAGCAGTAGTTAACTAATAACATCATTACTTATTGATTTAAAAAGAAAAACAGGTGTTTTTGATACGTGGTTAATGTTTTTAGCCTAAGCCCTAACCTATTGAAATTCATTAGTATATTTTCAGTTTTGATAACTGTCTTTGAGTTTTTCAGCTCATCTGGATAGTGAATTATTAGCCAATAATACTCACTCCCTGTGAGTCGGGTTAAATATTTCGGATGTTCTAATTCATGCTTTGAAAGCATTATAAAAATACTATAAAAAAGCCTCGAAATTCGAGGCTTTGATTGAAAGCGCCATCACTATAATATTATTTTAATAATTATCTACCATGTAATTATTGCTCTTTTCCAAACCATCTTCCCTTTTTTCTCTTCTTTTACATACAGAATCTTTTTCATAATAAAATAAAAAAAAAGAGAAAGCGCAATTATAGTAATATATGCACCGATACCGAAAGATACCAGAAACACAACTAAGATTCCAAAGAGCGCTACCAGTAAAGACGTACCGATAGATACCAAATTAATTCTTTTGCGAGCGTCTCTTGATACATACCCTTTAATCTGAAATGCATGGCAACTGTGGCAGCGGTCCTCATTAATTAAATTTGCACCACAAAATGGACACTTATCATCTTTTGTTGTCATTTATTTTAAATCTCAATATAATAGTAATCACTCATCCACAACCTTCCCTGGCAAGCGCAATTAACAACAGAATGTACTTTATTTTTTTGTTCTATTGTCTCAACTCCCTCAACAATCACGAAATTGCAGTATGATTTTACTTTATTTATTACGTTAAAGAATTCGCTCTCACTCTGTATTTCCCAGAAATAATCTTTATCAATTTTTATACATTCAAAATTAAACATATCTATAATTGTTAAGCTTGTTAAGCCGCTCCCAAAATCATCCAGCCATACTGGACACAATTTTGAAAGACACTTTAAGTCAACCATAGAGCATTTAGTATTGAATTCATGAAAATGCTCGTTAATCTCAAAAGCAATGTTTTTTTGGTTTTTTAAGTAATCACCAATATATTTATCGTTCAAAATACAATCGCTAATAAGACTATCAACATTCAACGAAACTGGTTTGAACTTCAATTTTGATGTGTCAAGCCTTTCAATTGTCAATATCTGTTTCTTAAACACATCGATTTTTTCTTTATCACTTAATGAAGTGAAACAAAAACCAACTTCATTAGCAAGGTAATCATTGCAATACTTTTCTTTAACATTTTTCGTGAGAATTTCCCAAGAATGAATAGAACCATCTTTTTTAAAAGATGGTTCTAAAACAAATCTACAGGAATCTATTTCCACACTGTTCTTTATCATTAAAAAAACACCGGAACTAAGAATAATCCTAATCGTGTCATAATTAATAATGAAAGAGAAATAGTTTAAAATGATCGATAACGATCGAACAATAGGCGAAACCTATCACATTTCATAAATTGATCGATTATTCAAATCAAATGACTCAAAAGGGAAAATCAATTAACACGAGCCAGTCATTAATTATAATAAAATCATACAGTTAATCGGTGACACTGATTTGGTGGCAGGTATCAAACGTTAGTTGAGATGGTGTCTGTGGTTCCGAATAAATTTATTTGTATTGGTAATGCCGATCATAAACTATCTTTAAAATTTATAAGCATAAAATCATGAGAAAAGAAATCATATCATCTTCAATTATTCGGCATGCAATATCCATTCTTCCCGTTACGTTTAACTTCATATAGCATTTCATCAGCCTCTTTGATCCACTCGATGATTGATTCTTTATTTTCTGCGCAAGAAACACCGATACTGACAGTACAGTAAATATCTTTGTGAGAAGGTAATGAAATATCTTTAATTTTTTTCTGAATTATATGAACCATAGCTATAACAAGCTTATTATTACTATTGTTAACAATAATAGCCAACTCATCGCCACCAAATCTTGCTGGTACGTCCTTCTCGCCAGCGCAGTCTCGTAATATTGATGATATACGAGATAACACCGCATCACCTACTTCATGCCCATAGGTATCATTAATTTTTTTAAAATTATCAACATCAATTAGCATAAGATAAGAATGCGTCCTCTTTTTACGTGTCGCACGAAAAGCACTTTCCATTTTCTGCTCAAAAAAACGGCGATTTGGCAGATCTAAGCCAGGATCCATCAGAGCCTGTTTTTCCAGTAACTCCCTTCTTTTCCTCAACTTTATAGATAAGTGCCTTGAAACAATACTCAGTAATATGGGATAACAGGTCGCCAAGGGTAAAGAAAGTAATACCGTTCGGGTACTGAATTCTATCGTATATCTGAAATCATTTGCTAACCAAACGGCCAGGAAACTAATCATCATACACGTTAATGCTGGTTTTAAAATTTTCCATCCACCAGCAGCATAGCGATCAGCTATTTGAACTGAAATTATGAATAATGATGGAATTGGACTAACTTGCATTACGGCTATCCAGATACCAGCCCAGAATGAATCAAGTATCATATTCTTTTTTTCAGTACCCAGCATATCCTTCGACATCATGCTTGCCAGATAAGCAACCGATGGCCAGATGAGTGCATTCAGAATTAACAAGGCTATTGTTATTTTTTGATGTGACTGCTCCTGGAGGACTGAATATATAGGAAGAAAGCAAAGAACGACACCTATCTGACGTAAAAAAAATACTCGTTTAATAAACGATGAATTTCTATCAGATATGTATTTTTCATCCGGGAAATTTGTTAACATAGAAAGCCTATTAAAAATCGCTAAGAACCGATATCACTACAACCCACGAAATAACAAGATAAAACTGCCCTGCATTACAAATTTATAACATGGGTGTAAAAATTACAAGATTGCACCTCAATTAATTATAAACGTGTCAATAATAATATTTAGCATCCATTTCCCTGAATCTATTTTTATGATTTCTATCTGATGAAAAGTATTACTTTAGTTTTAAATCCTTAAACATGAAAACCCAACAGGATTTAGCACTACTGCATTATTAATTTTGGTAGGTTATTAAAAAACGACACAACATCTGACCAGTAGAACTTTACTTGAACTTACTTATCGTTTACTGCAAATTATTCTGTGATGTACACAGCAATTAATGTCGTTTCAGTTGCCCCCGGCAAGTGCCTCCGGGGGATTTTTTATGCTCCTCAACTTTCTAGGTCGTCAACTCGCCTAATCAAATCCTGTACCACGGTCACCAAATCGGCGATGATGGCCGTGTAATCCACATTCATCACCCTGAATTTTTCGCCATCAATCTCCTGCTCGATGCCGGGGAAGGTATACAGGTCATCAACTTTCTCAGCTTGCTGGGCTATAAACCCACGCCTCCTGCGTGTTTCGCCCTTCATATTGAACTCGCATACCCCCAGCGCGTTAATGCGCCTGGAGGCACCTTCCTGAGATTCCGTAAAATCCTCTTTCAGCCGCACGTCTGAGCCGGTAGTCAGGACGTCCCCTTTGCCAGTGGAAATGGTGCCGCCAGCACGGAATATCCATGCGTCAGTACGTCCGAACCCATCCGCGTACAGCACAAGCCGGTGCTCAGTCCCGACCTGCTCTTCCATGTACATCTGTACGTAAGCCCCGTCCACGTCACCATAGGCCCCGCGCCCGGCCATCAATGAGCGTACCGGATTGGAGGTCAGTTGCGTTCCGATGGCTGGGTTTGCTGGCATGGTCGATGATGCTGTGATCCTCCCGTCCGTTACCCAAAAACTTTGTACCTGCGCGTTCAGGCGGTTCTGCCTGTCGTGGATAAGGCGAGCGGTATAATCCGCACTGCTGCCGTTGTAGTGGAAGTCAATGTAAGGCGTGCTCATTGACAGCTCGATCGCCTGCGTCAGAACCTTCCCCTTTGACGTGTTATCGATGTTGCCGCCAGCTGATAACCCACCGGGCAAAGTGGTCTGGTTATCGGTCCCAATAACGAGGATGTCATCAAAGGTATCTGACGGTGACACAGTGGTCGCTCTTGAACGCTGAACCCTGAACGGTGTTCCCGAGCCAACGGCAATTGTCCCGCCTTGCCCCTGTTTTTTGAGCAGAGCCAGATCTGAGTTCTTACCGAGAATAAAACCGGCATTATCGCTGGTTATAACCTGCGAGCCGTCGAGTTTGTTTCCTCCGGTGAGTTTTGCCAGCGCGTTAAGATCCGATGCCTTCGCCATCCCGCCTATCGCCGGCACGGTCACCTGCTTTCCGGTGATCGGGTCAGTCAGGGTGATATTGCCACTGCCGGTCAGGGCCATCGACCAGCCCTCCACCACACTACGCCAGAATGCAAATGCGCTGGCCAGCTGGTTAGCAAACGACGAGGTACTGGCGGTTTCAGCGGTTATAATGCCGTAACTGGCGCCGGAAAATGCGGTGGTGATATGCCGGGTCAGCGTCAGCTGCGTGTCACTGTCCACGGATTTGATCGCATACAGGTCAGCACTACCGCTGCGGTAGACCACCAGAATCGACCCCGGCTGTATCCCCAGCGCCACCTGTGACCACTTTGTTGTCGCTCCTGTCACCCGCGCCTGAGATGCTGCGCCCGTGACGGTGCCGACTTCATACATCGCCATAATAAAGTTCCTCCTGGATGATTATCCCTGGAAAAAGAAAAGGCCCCTTGCGGGGCCTCTGTTAGCTGAATGAGTTGCTGTTTGTACGGAACGCCGTGGCGGTGATGTTCTGGATCGAGCAGCTATAGTCAATCGAAGCATCGTTGCCGCGCGCCTTGATAAAGAAGCTGACATTGTTGTTATCAGCCAGCAGATCAGCAGCGAAGCGGAATTCCTGAGTGAAGTCGCCAGCCTGGAAACCGCCGGCGTTGGCAAAGAAGCGACGCGTTACTTCCTGCCCGCCAATGTTGAACGTGATATCAACAGAATACGACTGCTGGACATTGCCCGCGCCAGTGAGGTGGTAAACCAGTGTGCACGACAGAACAATCGTCATCCCATATCCACGGTTCTGGTATGCCCCGTTACGCTGAACAGTCTGGTTGCGGCGGAAAGCCATATCATCGTAGCGGCGAGCTACTGCGATATCACCGATAAATGACTGAGCTTCCAGGGTGCCTTTGAACTTGCCGCTTGCCGCCTCAATGTGACCACGGAAGATCCCATTGTTGAACTGCGCCCCACCATCCTTGTTGATGCTCCAGCCGCGTGACCCGTCGACATAGTCGTTTGACTGGATGACGTTGCCGATCTTCGCATTCGTGATGGAACCGTCCGCGATTTTGGTTGAGGTCAGGGAACTGTTTTTGATACGTGCCGTATCGATATAGAGTTCATTGCCTTCGGCAATCATCACCGGAACTGCCGTCGCATTGTTACGGTTAAACAGCGAGAACCGGTCGGCGTAGAGGATCATGTCGCTCGTTTCACCATTGCTGCCCAGCGTAATCCCCGCGCCAACATTCTTCCCGTTAACCGTCTCAACCTTCATCGACCACAGCGAACTCACCGTACCATTCACATCCGCCACGGTTTTAGCGGTGTTCTGAACGGAAGCGCTGAGATCCCCGACACTGGATGTCAGGGTCGTCTGCTGCGTTGCCAGCGCCTCCAGTGCCGTTGCATGCGTCTGCTGGGTACTGGTGATACTGGCCACCGATTTAATCGTATTGTCCAGCGTCGTCTGGTTTTTGATGTTGGCGGCCGCCTGCGCGTCAATCTGCGACTGAAGCGAGGTATTCAGGCTGGCCTGTGTGCTCTGGCTGTCGCTTAGCGTCTTCGCCATGTTATCGACGCGGGAGTTGGCGTTATCCACTTTCGTGGCCAGTGCCGTCTGCTGCTGCGCCTGGGCAGTGATTTTCCCTTCGGCATCCGTTACGCGCGCCGTCAGGCCGCTCACGGCACTCGCCGTCGCGTCAGAGGCATCCTGTGCCGCTTTCGCATCGGTAACATCCGTGATGACCAGATCGTCGATATACAGTGAATAGCCAGGGGTACCGTTGCCGGTGGCGCCACGGGTGGAGATCCAGACCACCGCGCGTGTTCTGCCTGCCCCGTTGTTACTGGCGATCCCCGTGAATTTCACCCATTTATCGCGCGCGCCCAGAGAGGCTTCGCTGACAGTGACCGCCGCCTGCCAGGCATTTTGCCCGGCAGCATTCTGCGACTGGATACCGACCAGCGTTGTCCACCCGGAGGAGGGTGCCTGATCCGCCGGCATCATGGCCCAGAACTCAAACCGGAACTTCGCGTCCTCACGGACTGACTGCCAGGTGCCAAGCTGTTTATCGCTGTTGCCGCCGTTGTTCTCATCCCGTCTCAACCTCAGGCTCTTATCGCCGGTGAATTTCTGAGACGCCACCACAACGGCGGTGCCGCTCCCGCCCAGCACCTGGCCATCGCTGTAGCTTTCAAACGTACCGTCAACCCACGGATTAGCTCCCTGAGTGCGGATGGTATTGATGGTGCTGGTCAGCGACGTGATGCTCTGCGACTGGCTGGTGATGGTGTTTTCCACCTGGCTTACGCGACCGGTCAGTGAACTCACCGCGGACGTGTCAGCCTTTTTACCCAGCTCAGTATTCATCGTGGTCAGGCTGTTCTGCAGACTGGTGAGCTGCTGCGACTGCGAATCCAGTTTACCCTCGGCAGACGTCATCCGGGTGGTCAACCCGGTGACAGCGCTTTGCTCGGCCTTCTTACTGACCGCCGCATTCGTGACGGCCAGATCGCCGCTGAGTTTCGTCAGCTGCTGCGCCTGGGTGGTGATAGCCCCTTCAGCAGCGGTGACGCGGGTATTCATCTGAGAAATGGCCCCGGCATTAGCCGCGATATCCTTTTCATCCGTAACATCGAGGACATGGAAATCATCGAAATACATTGCCCCCGCGCTGAGGAAGGTCGTCAGCTGGAAACTGGCCGTCGTGGTCTTCGTGGCTTTCCAGTCAAACGTTACCAGTTGCCAGCCAGAACTAAACGGTCCGTAGTTTGAGCCGACCAGCAGGCCAGTGCTGTCGGCCACACGAAACTTCGTGTTACCCGCATCTTTAATCGTGGTTCCCGGGTCCTGCTTCGCCCATACCCCCATGCGGTAGGTACGACCCTGCGTGATACTGATTTCCTGCCCGACCAGGTTCGACTGGCCGGCGGACATTTTCAGCGCCTTGTTACCCGAATGCGGAACCTGTAAATCGGCCACCGTCGCGGTACTGCTCCAGCCGGTAAAGCCCGCCGCGCCGCGCTCAAAACTGCCGTTGACAATGAGGTTGCCCGGCATTTTCCCGCTGGCGTCAATATCCGCTGCCGTCTGGCTCAGGCTGTTACTCAGTTGCGTCAGAGAATCCCCCTGCGCACTGAGTGTTTTGCCCTGCTCAGTGACCTGGTTCTGCAGGGTGTTCATCGCGCTTGCGTCCGCTTTTTTGTTCACATTCGCATTCGTCGTGGCCAGATCGCTGCTGAGTTTTGTCAGCGCGCTGTTGGCTGCCGCGATGTCATTCCCCTGCTGCGTCACCGTGCCCTGCAGCTGCGTCACCGCTGTCGTGTCAGCCTTTTTACTCACCGTATCGTTTGTCGACCGGAGGCTGTTCTCCAGCGAGGTGGTCCGCGTGCCGATGCTGCTGAGCGTATCGCCCTGCTGGCTAACCGTGGTGGTCAGTGAATCCACCGCTTTTGCGGTCGCATCTGCGGTTTTCTGCGCACTGTTCGCCGCCGTCACGTTACGCATATGCCAGTCGGCAGCGTACCAGACAGTGCCGAACGGGCTGCTCTGATTAACCTGCAGGAACGGTCGCAGGAAGTTCGTGTCTGCCGGCACAGTAAAGCGCCAGGTGGCTCGTTTCCACGCGGTGGTGGTCTTGGTGTTGCACCCGGACGCTCTCGCCCCAATACCACCAGTAGCAGTGGTGGCCCGACCGATGTAGAAATTAAAGTCAGCGCTGCCGATACCACACGCTACCAGAGCAGACATTTCGTAAACGTCGCCCGGCGTCACAGCGATGTTGTTGATTTTTGGCACATGGTCTCGCCCGGCCAGCCGGACGGCATACCTGAACGGGCAGTCAGCCGGCACACCTGCAGCAGTGGTCTCCACCACGTCATAACCCATGCGGTCATACGCCGGGTCAAATGACGGGTTTGGGATGTAATCATCCCCGGCAGCATTCCCGGCGTTCACCGCTGCCGTCAGGCTGACGATGTTGCTGTTGGCTGCCGTGAGGCCTGCCTCGGTTTTCTCCACCCGGCCAGTCAGCGCGTTAAGCGCCGTCTGATCCGCTTTGGTGTTGACCTTATCGGTGGTGCTGCTCAAATCGCCCTGCAGCTTCGTGATAGCCTGCCCCTGGGAGGTGATTTTGCCTTCCGCACTGGTGACCCGGCTGGTGAGATCACTCACCGACTGCGCGCTGGCCTTTTGTGCCACGTTGTTGTTGGTGGTGTTCAGGCTGTTCTGCAGATTCGTGATGCTCTGAGACTGCGCGGTCAGCTGCCCCTCGGCATTCGTCACCCGACTGGTGAGGCTGTTAATGGCCGATGTGTTCGCGGTAATACCGCTGGCCGCATCATCCGGACTCGGTGACCAGTCGGTCATCACGGTCCCGGTTTCCAGCTGAGGGCGGCAGAGCCAGACTTCTTTGTCGGCAGACGTCGCGCTTTCCAGACGCGCGGCAATCAGCCGTTTGGTGCCACTGGTGGCAGGAATAACCCATTTCACCCAGTAACGCGCCCATGCGGTGGTCAGTTTCGTGACCGCCTTGCCGTCACCGGCCCCGCCTTTAACGCCCTGGCTGGTTTCCGTGGTGGTGGTGTTCGACGGGTTATAGAAATAACTCGCCATCTCCTGCCCGTCATAAGCCCCTTTCGCATAGAAGCTGAATACAAATTCCGTACGCCCGGTAACGTCCAGCGTCTGTTCATCCAGCTGGGTATAACCGGATGCACCTTTCGCCAGCCGGGTGTAGGCCACGCGGTCGCCCAGATAGGTCTCTGTGGCGTGGCGGCTGCTCCATCCTTCCAGTGTGTCCGCATTGCGGATAAGGTTGGTCCCGCCCACGGCCAGGGAGGAAAAGTTGTTTTCCAGGTTCGTCAGCGCGCTGCTTTGCGTGGTCAGATCCCTGCCATGCTGTTCAACGGTGTTCTGCAGGCTCTGCAGCGCCGTTGCATCAGCCTTCTTCGCCACATTGCTGTTAGTCGTGTTCAGGCTGTTCTGCAGGCTGGTCAGGCTGTCTCCCTGCGATTTCAGACCGCCTTCGGTAGCCGTCACGCGGGTCGTCAGATTCGTCAGCGCGCTGGCATCGGCCTTGCCGCTGATATCCTTACCAAGTTGCGTCACATCCGACTGCAGTTTCGTGATCGCGCTGCCCTGAGACGTAATATTCTTCCCGTTCTGCGTGACTGACGCGGACAGACTGGAAAGCGCCTGCGCATTCGCATCGGCGGCATCGAGAGCCGCTTTCGCATCGGTCACGTCAGTGATGATCAGATCATCAATCAGGAAGGCGTCACCCAGGCGAACTTTTGGTGTATTCGGGATGGAGATCCTCACCATTGCCTGTTTCAGCGCGGTTCGGTTGTTGGTCAGATAGCCACTGACTTTTGTCCAGTTGTCCACCGACAACTCGGAGACTTTCACGTTCAGGCCAGGCCACGACCAGCCATTGGCAGAATCCTGGAAGGAAAATCCGAGCACCATATAAACGGTCGGATCGGCGGTCGAGCCAGCCGGCAACTTAACCCACGCCTCCACGTAATAGACCGCGTTATCGCGAACCTGCATGCCTGAAAAGATATGGGTATCGTTATTATCCGTCGCGTTCGGGTTGTACTCCGTACTGCGCGTAACACGCAGGCTTTTGGTCCCGCTGTGAGCAGCTTCACTGGTGATAACGGCGCGGGCATTACTGAGAACATCGCCGACGGCATAGGATTCAAAACTGCCGTCCGGCAGTACGTTGGCTCCCCGTGTCGCCTGCTGCTTCAGCGATGTATTCAGGCTGGTCAGGCTGTCGGCCTGGCTACGGATATCCTTTTCAGTCTGGGTAACCCGGTTGGTCAGTGAACTGACCGCCGACGCATCAGCCTTCTTCGCCACATCGCCTTTGACCCCTTCCAGCGCGTTATTCAGCGCCGTGATGGATTGCCCCTGTGATGTCAGGGTGTTCCCCTGGTTCGTCACCGTCCCGGTCAGAGACGAAACAGCATCGCTGGTCGCCTTGATGTTGGTTTCATCGGTGATATCAAACACCCGGACGGAATCGAGCCAGATTTCACCGTTTGTCGGATGAGAATAAAGTTTGAAGTTCTGCCCGTCCGCGCCGGCAGCCGTCAATCCGGTTTCCCAGGTGATGGTTTGCCAGTCAGTGGTCAGCGTGACCGTTTTATCCTCATACGTACTGTCCGTCTGGCCGATTTTGTTCTGGCGACGGATCAGCAGACTCATCGCGCCGGAAACACCTTTGGCCTTCACCACCACCCGATACTTGCGCTGGCCATTCAGTGGCACCGGCTTGTTGTTGTTGGAGAAAATGCCTGGGCTGGTAGTGGTCGTCCGGTTCAGCCGGACCCCCGCTTTCCCGTCCCCGAAATCGCCAAAGGTCACACCGGCTGGATACTGAATATCCCAGGCAGTGCTGCCCTGCAGAAAATCAAAGTTCGGGATCAGGTTGTCGCCGGCGTTGCGGGTGGCCGTCAGCACATTCGCCAGATTTGTCAGCTGCTGGCTCTGTGTGGTCAGTTTCCCTTCCGCCTCTGTCACCCGGTTATCGACCGAAGTCAGTGCCGTTGCATCGGCCTTCTTCGACACATTGCTGTTGGTCGTGTTCAGGCTGTTCTGCAGGTTCGTCAACTGCTGGCTTTGTGAGGTGATGGCCCCTTCCGCTGTGCTGACCCGGCTCGTCAGTCCGGTCACGGCGCCGGCGGTGGCATCGATGTCCACCCGGTCGGTAACGTCAGTGACGTAAAAATCATCGAAGTAGCGGCTGCCGCTAATCAGATAGTTACTCAGCGTCACCGGCAGGCTGGCTGTCTCCGTCGCTTTCCAGCGACCGGAAATCAGGGTCCAGTTTGTCCCCACCGTATTGCTGTTGTATGGACGCTCAAAAACCGGCTGGCCGGCAGAGTTGCCGATCCGCAGCTTGTTGTTCCCCGCGCCATTATCCGTCGTCGCTCCGGGTTCCTTGACCCACACCCCGATTTCATAGGTTCGCCCGTGAACAAACGGGATGTATTGCCCCGGAGTCACATTCCCCGGATCAACCTTCAGCGCCCGCGTCCCGCTGTGAGGAACGGAAACCTCCACCACACTGGTCGCGGTTGACCGCCCGGTGTAACCATCCAGCCCGCGTTCAAACGAGGGATTCACGACCAGGTTACCCGGTATCTGCCCGCTGGCATCGATATCTGCCGCGACCTGCGAGAGGCTGTTCGACAGGTTCGTCAGCGAATTGCTCTGGCTCTCCAGCGTTTTGCCCTGCTGCGTCACTTTCGTGTCGAGCGTGGCCAGCGCAGTCGCATCGGCTTTCTGCGCCAGCGCTTTATCGGTATTCGCCAGATTTCCGGTCAGTTTCGTGATGGCGCTGTTCGCAGCAGTCAGGTCGTTGCCCAGCTGTGTAACGGTATTGGTCAAATCCTGCACCGCTGTCGCATCAGCCTTTTTGGCCACTGCGGCATTGGTGGTTGCCAGCCCGTTTTCCAGCTGAGTTGTCCGGTTGCCGGTCGAGGTCAGCAGATTACCCTGTTGCGTCACGGTGGTGGTCAGGGAGTCAACCGCCGCCGCCGTGGCATCCGCAGTATCCTGAACCTTTTGCGCCGCTGTCACATTTCGCATATGCCAGTCCGTAACGAACCATACGGTGCCATACGGGCTGTTCTGCGAGATCTGCAGGAACGGGCGGATATAACCCCTGTCCACCATCGCCTGCGTGACCTTGAAGCGCCAGGTGGTTCTCTGCCAGGTCGCGGAGGGTGATTTCCCGCCCCCCGCCATGAGTGGCGCACCGGTGCTCGTATCTGGCCGAACGGCGGTGCCAACATACAGATTAAAATTCGCCGTGCCGGCGCCGCAGGCAACCAGTGCGCTGATCTCAATCACATCGTTAAGCGTGGCCGGGAACCCGGCAAAGTTAGGATGGTGATCCCGGCTGGCAATTCGGGCCGCATAACCATACGGGCAGCCCGGCGGGACCTCCTCAGCCGTCGTGGCTACCACGCTGAACCCCATCTGGTCATAGGCCGGGTCAAATGTCGGGTTGGGAATTAAATCCCCGCCTGATGCGTTTCCGGCCCGTACAGCGGATTTCAGCGAGGTGATGTTGGCGTTAGCAGCCGTCAGCCCGGATTCCGTCTTCTCCACTCGTCCGGTTAGCGAGTTCATCGCCGTCTGATCCGCTTTGCTGGCCACGTTCGCGTCTGTCTGCGTCAGCGCATTCCGGAGCTGGGTGATGCTCTGCGAATTGCTGACCACATCGTTGCCAATCTGGCTGACATTCGAGCTGAGCACGCCGGCTGCGTTTGCCAGCGCGGAAACCCCGAGACCGGAGTACATCTCAGCAACCTTGTCTGACAGCTTCAGGCCCAGGTTGATATACGCCTGGCCGGTCCACTGATTCACCAGAAACTCAACGGTGTTCCAGCCGGCTTTCAGTTCAAAACTGACGGTATTCCAGCTGGCGTTACCCCAGGCGACCTGAACCCCATTCACAAATATGGCGCCGGTATCATCAAAAACCCTGGCGCCGGGCGCCAGTGTGATGGTGGTATCTGCGGCCACTTTCACCTGGCAGGAATACAGCGCGATCAGATAGCTGCCGGCGGACGTAAAGTCCAGTTTGGCCGCGTCGGCCACCTCATCCACGACCGTTGGCGCCACGGCGCGAACATCGCTAAATGACGGGACTGTCCCGGCGTTAGCCAGCTGCACAGGATAGAGTCGACGGGACCAGCGATTCGGCTGGCCATTGACCAGTTGATTCGACAGGCTGGTGATGCTGTCAGTATTGCTGCGAATATCCCGCCCGTTTTGCTCTACCTGCTGCGTTAAGGCAGTGACCGCAGCCGCTTCGGCTTTCTTCGCCAGCGCGGCATTTGTCGTGCCCAAATCGCTCGTCAGTTTCGTGATGGACTGACCCTGGCTGGTTATCCTGTCGCCCTGCTGGGTAACAGTGGACTGCAGCCCGCTCACTGCCTCATTCGTACCAGCCAGGCCCGTTTCCGTCTGGCCAACCCGGTTAGTGAGCGATGTTAACGCGGCACCCTGAGATGTCAGCGTGGCGCCCTGTTGCTCAACTTTCTGCGTCAGGGACGTCAGCGTGGCCGCATCGGCTTTTTTCCCGAGGCTGGTTTCCAGACCACCGATACGGCTCGCCTGCGCGCTCTGCTCTGTCGTCAGAGAACTCAGTTCACCAGAAACAGCAGCTTTGTTGTCGTTAAACTGCGTCTGCAGGGACTCTCTGGCCTTAACTTCCGCCGAGATGGAGGTAACGCGCGCGGTTTTTTCCTGGTACAGCAGCCCAGAGGTGACTTTCTCCAGATCGTTCCCATCATAGGAGCCACGCATCTGCGCCGCCAGCGTGCTGCGTGCCTGCGCTTCGGCGGTCAGCGCGTTACTCAGCGTACTGCGCACATCCTGCAGAGCCGCCGTACTGGCGCCGGGTGCTGGCCGGCCAACGGCGATCCAGTCGAATTCGATAAAGTTGCTGGCATCCTGCTGGTTCGTCAGGTCCAGGCGAATACGATCAATGTTCCCTGTCCACGGAATATCACGCACCGTCAGGGTTGCCACCTCATCGGCATATTCCGGCTCAGCAACAATGTATCGCTTCGTGTTATTGAAGTTTTCACCGGCAGACACCCAGCGGATCTCACCCGCCCAGACGGGTTTGCCGGTTTTACGAAAGCGCAGCATGATGAAGCGGTACGCCGCACCATCGACAGCCAGTCCGCCAGGAGAGGTAATGTACGGATCGGTGGCACTGTCCGCAGGGCGTAACCAGCCATCCTGGGACACACCCGGTACGCCGGCGCTGCCGGTCCAGCCCTCGGTCGTCTGATTGTTGAAATGCCAGATAACCTGCGAATCGAACTGGATATTAGCGCCGGCAGCGAGGCTGGACATTTCCCGCGCCAGATTTTCATCGGCAGTCTTCATCACCTGAGACAGGCTCTCGATACTCGCCTCAATCCCCTGCGTTGCCGCCAGCAGTTCATCAGCGGCCTGTGCCGCCTTCGCGTTAACATCGGCGATACGATCCGCGGTCTCCTGCTTCACTGCATTGGTCAGCGTGATGTTAACCTGAGACAGCGACTGCTTCAGGCCATTTTCGGCAGTCTTTATCTGCGCATTCAATGCGGCATCACCGTCGGCCAGCGTTTTGCTGACCCTGGCAATCTCCAGGTCGATGGTGGCGTTGATTTCCGTAGCCGTATCGGTGACTGACTGTCTTACCTGGGTAATGCTGTCGGTCAGCGACTGGTTCACAGTTGCGATCTGCTTGTTTGCATCTGCGACGGCGGATTTTGCCTCCTGAACGCCTTTGTTTGCCTGAGCCAGACCAGAATCGAGAGCCTCATTGACCGAGGTGATCTCATCCGTGATGGTTTTATTCACGGCGGAGATCTTCCCGTCAACATCAGCAGTGATGCTTTTCGCCGATGCATCAATATCCTGGCTGACCTGCTTCGCCTGGTCTTCGGCTTCCTTACGCAGAGCTTCAGCGGTCTGCTCAAGTTCCTGCTGCGTATCGCGGATATCTTCCTGCGTTTCGCTAATGGTGCGCTGCGTTTCCTCCCAGGCAGCTGTATCTTTGATCGCGTCGGTCAGGTTTTCGTAGTAGTCATCAAAGTTATCGCTGGCCATCCCCTGGACCCAGCCGGTCCACGGGCTTTCATTGCCAAGACGATCCACAAGGCGCGCCCGATACCAGAATTCTGCGCCCATACTGAGGCCCATCTGCTGATAGCTTTTCCCCGGATAGGCCACGTCTGATAACGGCATCGGCGCACTGCCGTCCTGATTTTTGCTGTACTGCAGTTCCGTGCGCAGCGTATCCCCGGAGCCGGTCGGGAACTCCCAGCTAACCTGGACCCCATGAACCAGCGAACGGGTTGCCAGCGCCAGCGGTGCCAGCGGCTCGCCGACCTTGCCGGTCAGGGTTTTCTCTTCGGAATACGCCCAGCCGCTCGAGATCTCCGCCGCATTGATCGCGCGGACGCGAACCAGGTAACGACCGGCATAAATGCCGCTGACCTCAAACGAGGTGGTCGAGCTGCGCGGCACATTGATCCAGTTCCCGTCGTTACGGCGCCACTGTGCCTCGTAGGCAATAGCACCGCTGACCGCTGACCAGTTAACCTGCATCGTTTCGACGCTGATCCCCTGATTCACGACCGAGCGGGATGTAATGACAATATCGTCAGGAGGTGACTGGTTGCCCGCCGGCAATACGCTAACCGGGCGCTGGTCGATAATAGCGCCGGTATCGATGCGGGCGAATTTATCCGGGTCATGTGCCACGCCGGTGATCGTGAGGGTGGCATCGCTGTTCTCTTTTACCCCTGTAACCCGGTACTGCTGCAGGAAGAGGTCATCAGATTCAATGGCCCAGACGCATTCCCGTTCTGGTGTCTCACTGTACGCCATTGTGACCGTAATCTGCCGGCGTCCGTTAACAGCCTGAATAGTCCGGCTCTGTGAAATACCGGATGGCAGGTTTAGCTGGAGGCGGTCGCCAGGTTTGGCATCCACATCACGATCCAGCGTAATCACCCGGCCATTCACCGCACTGATTCGCCCGCCGTTGACCCGTCCGGCCAGCAACTCATCCGCCAGGGCAATGATATAACCGGGTTGAGGAATGCGACCGTCCAGCCCCACATCAATTTCGACCATGCGGTCCTTATTGTTGGTCAGTATGCCCCACAGCCCCTTACGGTGGGCTTCGCTCTGGCGCGTACAGCCAATCGCGGTCATTTCGAGCTGGTTAAAACTGTAGCGGGAAACCAGTTCCGGGATAAACGCCGGCTCCATTGCATCAGCATAAGCATTATCCGGATCAGACCAGGAAACCAGGGCGTTGGTGTACCGAACCTGGCTGCTGCTACTCGAATAACGGGGTTTGCCGATAATATTGGCGCGCGTATAGGTAAAATCGACATCACGCGGCATATCAGCCTGCACAACAATCTGCTCACCGTTCCAGCAGGTCATGCCCCGGAAAATGGCGGCAAAGTCTCGCAGCACGGTATAAGCATCGTTGCGTTCCTGGACATAGACGTTACAGGTATAGCGCGGCTCCAGGCCGTCACCACCGCGCCCGTCAGGAACCAGCTGATCGCAGTACTGTGCAATCTGGTACAGCGTCCATTTCGAAATATTGGCGCTGCTCAGACGTTTACCGAGACCAAAACGGTCAGCTATAACAATGTCGTAATAGATCCAGGCCGGGTTATCCGTCCAGGCCCATTTAAACCCGCCGGTCCAGACGCCGGTATATTCGCGGGTTTCCGGATTGTAGTTATCCGGCACACGAATCACGCGCCCACGCGGCTCACAGGAAATTTGCGGAATGGAGCCATTAAACTGGCTGGAGTCGAACTCGATATAAAGCAGCGCTGTGTTGGGATAACGCAGCTTCGCGTCAATCACTTCGGTATAGCTCTGCAGCGTCATCACGTCGCCAACTTTGACACTGTTTGCATCCGGAGAGATTTTACGCATGCGTAGCGTCCAGGTACTGCCGGCCTGGGGCAGATCAATACGATGACTCCGCTCATAACCGGAGGTGGTTTTACCTGTAACAGCGGTTTCCAGCACCGTCTGCCAGGCGCCGCCGTCGGTCTGCAGGTCAATCGCATACTTGACGGTATTGCCCACCACGTCGCCGTCATCTTCCTGTTTCATCAGGGACGGCCATTTCAGGCGGACACGAACGGCAGAAAGCTGGGTATTAGTAAAGGTATGGGTCCAGGCTGTCTTGCTGAAAACTTCCGTTCCCACACTGATTTCATTTTCAGTACCGGGAATACCCTGAATATAAGTCTGAGCCTGCGTGCCGGGGCGAAATTCCCAGGACACGCCACTGAAGTTTTGCGAACCATCAGCATTTTCAAGCGGAGTGCCATCAAGATAAATATCTTTACCGGTTAAACCACCTGCAAATTCACCCTCACCTAATGCGAGCAGAATTTTGGCTTTCGCAACGGACTGTAAATCATCCGGCTGTTCCGTCGGTGTACGCTGCTTTGAGCCGCCACCCTTGCGCCCTTTAATTATGTTATTTGCCATATTACGCCCATAAAAAAAGCCACCGCAAGGTGGCCTGAATTGGATGGTTTACTGAATAAAACTTATTGCTGGTCTTCTACGTAAATACCGGCAGATATAATGGCGCCGCCAATTCGCCGTTTGCCATAAAGCAAAGGGACGGGGTATCCCTGAGAGGCAGTATTCGTCACTCCCCCAAAGGCGTAGGACGCTTTATTGTCAGCGGATTCTTTTCGTGCCAGGCCTGCTGGCTGTGGGGAAAGCATCTGAACGACGCCGCCGAGCATCATGGCGCCGCCAGCCATCATTACATTAACCCCCCACGGCTGATCGAATCCGAAAGTGGCTATAGCTCCAACCGCAACAATGACCGCACCTAAAATAGTCTGAAGAAAACCGGCTTTTTTGCTACCAATGACTACAGGGACAATACGAATTACTTCCCCGGTTATGGGGAATCCTAAGTCATCTAGACCTATATTTTTTTCATCCTTAAATACCGCATAAGTTAGTCCACGCTCTTTACTTGTAATCATGAATTTTTCGAAGCCTGGGATCGTTGCCGATAATGCCTGCCCTGCTTCATGAACAGTGCTAATTAAACGATAATGAACCTTCCCAAAGGTTTTACCCAAGACTCCAGACAGTTCTATTCTAGTCATGGTTTCTTGCATGCTTTATCCTTGCATTCAATTAAGATAACACTGTCTCTCCCACTCCTTATTAAAAGAAGTGGTGCCTTCATCTATTGCAGAAAAATTGACAGAAAATATGTAACGAGACTCCCCAGTGTAACCACCAAAACTATTTTTAGCGTTGACATGGCCACAGATAGCACCATTTTTTCCAATGAATTCACCAGAAAATTTAGCTGAGGAGGGGTCTTTTAGCCTCCCTTTTATATGCTCTCTGGCGTTAAGGATATCATTTAGCTGTCGCTGATCTTCTTCCTTTGCTTTCCCAGTAACTCCATTTTTAATTTCATCCCTCTGTTTTATTAATTCATATGCTTCTCCAAATATTGGTGTCTGCGCATTAGTGAGGAACAAAAATATTAAACATGCAGAGATAGAACTCAACCCTAGGAAACCTTCTCCACCATGATTTTGGTTTGTAAAAACAAATGCAGCCATTATGGCTGGGATTAGAAAAACAAACGATATCGGTGCTCTGTAAGCATAAAGGCAGGTTATAATAAAAAATATTATAGCTATAATTAATGCTACTCTCCCAACAAGAAATTTTAGTCCACTGCTATCATTACTTTTTTGAGATGTACAGCATCGATTATCTTTATCAGTGTTTTTGGAAGATGCGTGTTTTACTGGTAAATATTCACCTACTGTTCCTGTATTAACAACGACTCCATCAGCAATCATCCTGTCCACAATTTCATCAAGAGTGTCAGGAGGAATGCGCAAGGACTTAGAAATATCATCAAAGCGCACACTCCCATCCATTTTATTAACGAAATCTACAACTTTATTGTATAACTGCTCAGTGATTGGCTCATTCATTCGCATGCTCCTGTAAATTGAATTAGGAGCATAATATACAGGCACCTTAAAATAGTGAATGATGTCGCACGATTTTCATCGTCCTTTCTATCCAGTATCCACCATACGGCACGCGCTTGCTGAGATGGCCATACAGGTGATGCAGCAGCAGGTTCCCTTCCAGCAGAATCCCGGCGTGGTTCCACTTATCCGCCTGCACCTGCATGATCACCATATCACCCGGTTGTGGTGGACCATCAAACTCACGGAACCCGCATTCATACCAGCAGTCCTGATAAAAATTGTCCGGATACTCCTTTTCCCACCACGGATAATCGACGCGGTAATCGTGCAGCTCGATGCCGTGGGTTTGCCGAAAATAGCTCATCACCAGGCCCCAGCAATCGTAGTGGCCCAGCACGAATGGTCGCTCGAGGAGCGGCAACTCACCACGCGGGTGGATGGTACGGAGATCGCCTTCTGGCCAGCTGATAATATGCCAGGGGAGAAGGGTCGCGTCGCATTGCGCTTTATCCAGTTCGCTCGGCTGGGTGGTGGCATCAGGATGACTGTGAACAATACCGGTGATCGTTCCCCATTCCTCAACCTCCGCATAATCCTCGGGCGCCAGCACAAAATTATCTTTCGACTCTGTGGCCAGGTTCCGGCAGGGGAAATAACGCTCCGCTCGGCCCCTCTGGGCGACGAGGCCGCAGGCCTCGCGCGGATATTCTGCGGCCGCATGTTCCTGGATGGCCTTAATCGTTTTCTGACGCATATCAGCTCCTGATTAATGAAGTGCCGGGGAATCCGCCAAACGGCAGTTCACTATTCTCACCATGACGTAATTTGCAGGCCGTGAGCGTTCCGTTGCAGACATCCTGCGACGGGTCATCAACTGGCTGATTGTTCCTGTCAAAATACCGGGTGCCGGCATAGTCGCACCCGTTACCACTGCGGTACTGATTGCGGATACACCAGGTGCAAATCGCATGCAGCTGGCGAGTGGGGATCATCATCCCCTGCAGGGCAAACGGGCTGGAGAGAGTAAATTCCACCTTCTCATCGTCTTCATAATGCTTTACGTCAATGAAGAAAAGGCGCCGTTTCTCCTGCGTCGGATCAGCTGAGGCATTCCCGTCCGGAAAGTTCTTCGCATCGAGATACTGTTTTTGCGTGTCGTGGATGACAACCCGCGCCAGAGCCAGATCGTCGTAATGAAGACAGAGCGCGGATATCTTTCCGTCGATGTTCCCTACCCGCAGCGTTGGCTGCGCGTCGCTGCCCGTGGTGGATGACTCGATCCCTTCGATTTCACATGGCCAGGCTTTATACTCCCGCCCCTGCCACCAGATGCTTTTCGCCGGCAGCTTATCCAGGTCGCCGCCAGCGGCGAGGATTTCGGCTGCAGTATGGGGAACGTTATAGCCGTGGAAATATAAAACCTCATCCAGGCCAAATGCCTGGCCATCGATCTCCAGGAGACGAACCTCATCGCCTGGCTCTAACTTCTGATAATTCGCGTTAAGGCTCATGGTTTAAATGCCTGAATAAAAGTGGCTGAAAGTGAGTAATTTCCGCCGCCCAGCGGCACCGGTTTGTATTGTTCGCAGCGGTAAAGCCCCACCTCTTCCAGAGGCGGGGTCCACTGAAACGCGCGGGTGCCGGCATGACGGTCGAGGAACTGCTTAATCGGGCGGATATAGTCCTCCGTACCGACAAAACTCAGCTCCCAGTCCTGTGATCGGGTGTTAATACCATCGCCGGATACCTGCGCATACCCATCACCGAACTGCGCCTTCCGAACACGAAAATTAACGGTCTGCTGGGGATTAACCCGCGGACTCCAGGTGAATATCTCAATAGCCATCAACGTTGCCCTTTAACTGCATTCCAGACCATCCCGCCGGGGCGCATATCCTGCGCCATCAGCTCCCTGTATTTTTTCTCCACAAACGAGCCAATCTGCTGGCCAAACTGCCCAAAACCCGACGGTGCCTGCGTGGAGGCGTTGCCGCCTTCAATCGTGATATAAACTTTTGGCCCTTCCGACGCGCCAGCGTTCTGACCACCACCCACCGCGCGGACCCCCAGCGAACCATCGCCGGCACGCGTCAGCGGCATGATGGCCTCCGGCCCGGCCTCGCCAAATACGCCGCCCCCTTTTGCGAAAGCGAAGAACTGCGGAGAGTCGTAGACCTGGTTGCTGTAGGCACTTAATGAAGGAGAATCGAAGACACCGCCTTTGGCATAACCCGGTATTTGAAAGTTAAAGTTATTACCTGCATTCTGAATCGCAGTACCTGTGCCGACATCAGCCGCTCCAGAAACACCACTTGCAATACTCACTCCAGCTCCCACCACGCCCATAATGGTTTGCATGACGGAACTGGTGACCAGCGCCTGAGCAGCCATATCAACGAGGTTTTTTATGACCGACTGCGTGAGCGAGGAAAACAGGTCAGCCATGTTCTCCTTAAAGCTTCTCGTCCGCGTCAGCATGCTCGTCAGGAAGTTGCTTGAGCGCTCATGGGCCGTTTCAAATAACCCGACGGCCAGGCTCTGGAATTCTCCCTGTGATCGGTATAACTCCAGTGACGTCTGATACTGCGCATCGGCGGATTCTTTCGTCGCCTTCTGCATCAGCATTTCGTACTGTTCTTTGCTGATCGCGCTGCCCTGGTAGTACGCCTGCAGCAATGCCTGCCGCTGCGCAAGCTGGTTGCGCAGCGAGACCAGTGGATCAACCTCGCCGGCGATATCCAGTGCCGGCGCAGCGATTTCATCGGCATGCGCCTGCAGCAGCTCTTTCGCGGTATCTCTGGCCAGCGTTATTCGTGCGGCCTGGTACTCTTTTTCATCAAGAAGGCGGGCTTTGAAAAGCTCAGCCAGGTCCCGGCTGGCTTCCTGCTCTTTTCGCAGAGTTTCCCGGGCGGGGGAATACTGCGCGGCCAGATCCAGTCGCTGTTTCTGGTAGTTCTCTGCATTTATTAACAGCGCGCGCTGCAGGTCAGCATCACTGGCGCCATTTTTCTTCGCCGCTTCCTGCAGCTCCCTGTTACTGTCCTTTTCCTGCAGGTTAATTCTGGCCAGGCTGGACGCATGGGCTTCTTCAATTTGCTGCCGCAGCGTTTTGAACTGGTCGACCTGGGACTTACTGCCTTTCCCCGTGCCGGTACCGCCATCGCCGCCCCAGGGATTTCCCTCTCCGGTCTCTTTGGGGGGCGTGCTTAACGCTCCTTTCAGATCGTCCGTAAGGGAGGTTATTTTTCCCGATAAACCCAGCTGAGCCAGTGTTTTTGCATCACTGACACGCTTAATGTTTTCCTCGGTTTTGCGGAGTCCCTCGTTAACGTTATCGAGATCCGCCCGCGCCCGCGTCTGGTCTTTTGTCACCCCTTCCAGCTGGCCGAAGGGGTCAAATCCTTTCAGGCTGCCGATACGACTGTCGGCATCCTGAATCTCTTTTATCAGCTGGTTACGCTGAACGACCTGGTTTTCGTACTTATCCTCCAGGTCGAACTGCTTCACATTTAACTGGTTAAGCGAGAGGCGCATCAGCGCTTCACTGGTTTCCACTACGGCATCTTTTAAATCAATGGCCGATTGCCGGGCCTCTTTTGCCTGTTGATGGAAATACAGTAATGCAGATCCTGCCAGCGTCGCCGCGCCAACCGGACCACCAACAAAAGCCAGAGCGCCTCTTGCCAGGCCCACCGCAACGGAGACCGCGCGGGCCGATATCGACAATTGCCGGCTTGCCGCCGCCAGTTTCAGTTTCGCCTGGCTGGCCAGGTTCGTTTGCTCAGTTTCCTGCCGGATAAGCCGGGTAAACTCATCCTGGTAACTGATATTCATCCCGTACTGTTTAGCCGTCCGCTCCATCTGCCGGTAGTGGCCAAACTCAGCGTCGTTCTGTTTCAGGATGGCAGCTGTCGAATCCAGCGTTTTGCGGGCAATATCCGCATCAGCCTGCGCCCGCGCTTTTACCGCCGCCTGGCTTTCCCGCCAGGCCGCGATATTCTCCCGCAGCCCTGCGGTCAGTTTCGTGGATAGCACGGGGATCAGGCTGTAAAGCGCCACGCTGGAGACGGTGTTGAAATTGTCTGCCAGGCTGTTCAGTGCCTCCGTGGCAACCTGAATCCCGCTGCGGAGTGGCCCGTTACTGCTCTGGCCGATCTTAATGACCATCCCTTCAAACGCACTGCTCAGACCCAGCAAATCGCCGTTCAGGTTGTTAACCCTGATGGATGCCTGCTCATGCGCCGTTTTGGTACCGGTCAGGGAAGCAGTCAGCTCATCAAGCTTTGAACGGTTCTGGACCAGGATAGACGCCGCATTCAGGTTCTCCACGCCAAACAGTTTTACGGCCTGGGCCGTGGAGAGGTTTTTCCCGGAAAGAGTGGTCAGCGCCTGGCTGAGACCAACCACGGACGGCTTGAGGCTCTTGTCCGTGCCCTTTTCCAGATTCAGGATGACGTTACGCAGCGCCGTGCCGGCTTCACCGCCTTTAATTTCACGCTCTGCCAGCACCTGAATCGCGGCATTCAGCTGCTCAAAACCAACGCCGGCCTGTGCGGCTGCGACGCCACCATTTTTAATGGCAGCCGCCGTATCCACAATCTCCGACGACCCGTACTTCGCGCCGGCGGCCAGCACGTTGATATAACGATCCGCTTCCTGCGCGCTCGCCCCGTACTGGTTTAAGGAAAGCGCCAGCGTTCTGGTCGCATCGGGCAACGTTGTGCCGGCGGCCTGCGCCAGGATAAGGGCGCTGTTCGTAGCCTTCTGCAGTCCATCGGACGTTTTTAAAAGCTCCGGTTTAGCCGACGCCATCAGCTTTAATGCTTCGGCGGCCTGGCTGGCGCTGTACTCTGTCGTGCGCCCCATTTCCTGCGCAGCCAGATCCAGCGCTTTCATTTCAGCTGCAGTCGCACCGGTGATGGCCTGCAGGTCTGATAATGCCTGTCCATATTGTCTGGACGTGGTGACGATCGTGCCGATGGAAAGGCCGGCTCCTGCCAGCCCCGCCAGCCGGCTGGCCATCCCGGATATCGACAGACCGACCTTCTTATAGGCGTCCTCCGTCTTTTTCGCGTCCGCCTGGGCATTACGGTTAAACCGTCGTGACTGGTTCTCCGCATCGCCATACGCTCCCAGCAGCTGGGATTTAAAACTGGCTGCGTTCAGGTGCAGCCCGACCGCTAAAGATGCGACGTCTGCCATTACATTAATGCCCTCATGACTGCCGCGCATTCATCATCGACCCGGGATGGCGCAGGTGTGGTTTCGGTAGGTAGCGCGTTTTCATCGCCAGGACGGCGGAAAGTGCCCTGTTTCAGGAAGTAGGCTCGCCAGTGGTACAGAGTGTTTGCCGGCAATGCGGCAATTTTGGATGGGTCAGGCTCGCCCCAGCGGTCGGCCAGCCAGAAGATCAGCTCCAGCCAGGGCGAGTCACTCAGTTTTTTTCCGCTTCCTCCAGCTTGCCGATTGCGTGTTGCTTCACTTTTTCCACAGCGGCCAGCAGTTCGGGGTTTTCATGGGCCTTCAGCAGCTCGGCTGCCGTGGGTTTAAATTCATCCGGAATGGCCGTTCCATCCGGCTGAACCAGTGCATCGATGACGATCTGGATGACTTGCTCCGATGCCTCGCGCGCTGCGCCAGCTTTTGCGGTTTCAGCCATTTTCTCTTCGTAGCTGATGAGGTAATCCCCGGTCAGGCGGCGGATGAATACGGTGGCGCCAAATAACTCGGTTTTAATGACGGTTGGCTCCGATTTAAGCAACGCGGATTTCAGCGTGGACAGGTAATCTTTATCTTTCACAGGTAGTCCTTAAAAATAAAAAGCCACCCGAAGGTGGCTGTTTAAAGGTTAAGTTAATCAGGCGCCGCCGGAGACAGCGACGGTTCCCCAGGTGATCTTGTTCTGTTTACCCTGAACGGTGATCTGGATGACCTCATTCGCCGGAGCGGCGATTTCATTCATCTGCCACCCGGACAGCGCCAGGAGCATCGTCGCTGTTCGCTTGTTGGGTAATTCGACGTATAACTGGATGGTCTTGCGGGCCTCTGCTGCGTTCAGCAGCGCGGCAAAATCGGTATTACCCGGATCATCAATGAAGCCCAGCGACTTTTCAGGCCCGTCAGGCAGATCGCTGATGGACTGTTTCTGCTTATCCAGTAGCGTGGTGCAGTCGACAAAGCCCCCCGTCTGCCCCATTGCACCCAGCGCTTTACAGTTAATCAGCGGTTTCAGCGCTGACGTGGCAGCGCCAGGCTCCCCATATTTCACAATGGTGCCCGCCGGCAACATCGCATATTCAGGCGAAGTTTTATCAGCCATGTTTCTCTCTCTTTTTATACGGCAGCGGATGCTACCTGTTTTCAATGCCGTTTCGGATTTCCACGGTTAACACGCGCAAAACGGTCTGGAGGTTGTAATCCAGGGCGGGTCGGATAAAGGGGGCTGCAACCTGTTTAACCGTGCCAAACTCCTGCGCCAGCGCCTTCATATGGTGCTGCTTGCTGGGGCCAACACGGAGCGTTACAACCGCGTTCCCTTTACCCTTGCGGGTGGATGAGCGGATTTTGATTGAGTCCCGCATGTGCGTCCCGGCAGACGTTTCGTCAAAGCCGGCATGCTGCTTCATATCTTCCTCGACGACCTTTAGCGCTTCGCGCCCGGCATCCCGCAATACCTTCGTCGCCACTTTTTCGCCCAGGGCCATTAACTGCCGCTCCAGCTCATCCAGCCCTTTAACTTCCATTCGGATCACGAGGAGTCCTCCACGTAGTGAATGATGAAATCGCGGGTCAGGCGATACTGAATGCGACGATTCGTCAGCTGGTTTTTATCCTGATGGATACCGCCTCGCTCCACATACTGAACCGGGATACCCTCCAGCTGGCCATGAACGACTGACTTCAGTTCCGTCCAGATTTTTTTATCCAGTTGCAGCAGTGAGGTGTAATTATCGAGAAGGTACAGGTTCACCTGGATACGGGCAGATACGATCCCCGTTCGCAACATTCCCGAGACCATTTCCGGGTCAGAGATACGCTGAAAGGTCGCTCCTTCCCGGACCGTGTCCGGCAGTAAAAGAGGATACGCATTCATGCCGGTGATGCGCTCCAGCGCACCCTTAATCGCCAGCTCTATCATGCCGCCCGTCAGCCTCCCCCGTGATAATGATCCGATCCTTTTTGCGGTCGATATTCCGGACGGTATAAACCAGATTTTTCGTCGTAATTTTCCAGTCAATATCAACCAGCACACCCGGATAGACCGTAAACAGGCAGGTTTCCACCACCTGCAGCTGATCCAGCGTGCGGACTTTTCGCCCCGATACCAGCTCCCGTTTTGCCCACGCTTTTCCCGATTCAACCTGCTTTTCCGGTAGCGGTTCGCCCATTGGCCCCCGACCGGACTGAACGTAGCTAATTGCAATGCGACAGTTCATATCACCCGGTTTCAGGCTCATAGCGTATGCTCCTGCAGGGGGAAAAGAAGATGCCTCACCGCAGCGGTTTCCAGCCACTGTCCGGTATGGCCATTCAGATACGCATCGCTGACCAGAAACTGAATGGCCAGCCGGATATCTTCATCCGCGATAAATCCGCGGACGGTCTCCGGGAGAGCCTGCAGCTCTTCATCACTGGTGACCAGCTTGCAGTAATAATCACGCTCGATGCTCCGCTGCGCGGCGTTCACCATTTGCGTGAGCATGGCGTCATGCTCCGTGAAATCCAGTTCCAGGCGTAGCTGGGTTTTCACATCATCCAATGTCAGTATCAAAATCGCTGTCTCCCGGCTTCGGTTTCAGCGCACGTTCGGCATCCTCCGGCCATACCGCGATACGCCGCTTAACCAGTTCTTCGGCGCGCGATCCTTCAAAGCACGCGATATCTCCACGGGAATAACGGTGGTGCGGCCCAAGGAACACAACGGATTTACGCTCTGCCTGTGCGACCACGGTCACATGATTGTCCTGTGTACCTGTTTCTTCCGGCTCCACTGCTTTATTTTTCGCAGCCATAACATTCTCCTGAAAGGGAAAAGCCCGCATATGCGGGCCGTATTTACTGAGGGATGGGTTAGAACAGGACGCCGGTACCCAGCACCAGGCCTTCCGGATGACGGAAGCCAATATCATGCTCAGTAACAACGCGGATTAGCGACTGGTTACGGGAAAACGCAGATACCAGGGTGCCATCGGCATCGATGTAAGAGGCTTCCTTCGAGAAGTCGACTTTCATATTGCCGTCTTCAGCGATAACCACATCATTGAAGTCAGCAAAGTAAATCTCAGTCTCCTTACCCCCGGTCCCCAGATTCGCAGGGATCGCGCTGGTACGCTGAACCGGATATCCTTTAAGTAATCCCTGAGCCATTTCCGGATAGACTTTGTTGCCGTTGCCGTCACGCAGCCCAAACAACTTCATATACGTACGGTTCGACATGCCCCAGCCGCTGCTGATCATATTGCTGTTGCCGTCCATCGCCATCAAAATGATCTTGTCCAGGTACTCGTCAACCGTGTTCAGGTTGATCGCTGCATCAGCTTCCCACGGCAGCAGGCGGTTCCACTGCGTCGCGCGCGCCTTCATACCAATCGGTGTATCGCCGGTACCGTCATCGCGCATAAAGGCTTTATCCTCACGCACTGAGATGGCGGTCAGAATATCCTGCAGGACCAGCTGCTCGACGTTGAATCCGGCTCGGCCAATCAGTGCATTGGAAATAGGCACCATCGCAATCAGAGTTTTCGCCGTAAGTTTTACATCATCAAAGCGTGTTTCTGATGTCTTGGCGTCTTTGTTTTCTCCTGTGTAGCTTGCCGTTGCTCCACCGGCCACGCGTGGTAGCGTCATATTACCGTTAGGCAGCGGAACGGGACGGGCACCCAGCTTGCGGACGATGGTTCGGTCGCTCAGTAGCTCGATCACCTCACTGTGGAGGTTCTGCGGAATAAGCACACCACCGGACGCCGCTGCGGTGGAAATGGCCATCGATACGGACTGGTCATTCAGCTCTTCTGAAGCGAATTTTGCCGCGTCCTGCAGATTCCCTGCGCCTGCGGCGACAGACATAACCAGTCGGGTCATGCCAGCACCGGTGTACTGTTTAGGCTCCTGCTTAACAATAATGCCGGGGGCCTGCTGAGTCGCTTTCACGGGTTTTGCGACCAGCGCCGCAGCACGTTCGGCGGCTTCCAGGCGTTCAATTTTGGCGCTGATATCAGTGAACTGCTGCTGCAGGTTCGCAAACTCCGTCAGCTGCTCCGCAGTCAGCGTGCTGCCGCTGGCGTCAATGGTTGCCAGGGCCTGAACCTGTTCGTTGATACCCGCACGCTGACGACGCAATTCTTCAATATGTGGCATTTTATTTCTCTCTTTTTAGACATAAAAAAAGCAGCCTGCTGGCTGCTTAAGGTGACGCGGTTTATGTTTGCGCCGGGTTACATTTTGGTTTGCAGATCCATCGCGGCTGCCTGCATCTGAATGGAGGTTTTTTGACGGGGTTGCTGATACTTTGCCGCGATAGCATTGATCGCCGCCTGGGGGTCAGAGACTTCATCCGCCAGGCCGGCTGACACAGCGCCAGGGCCAAAATACAGCCCCGCCTGCGTATCAATGACGGCCTGCTGATTCAGGCCGCGATATTCGGCCACCGACCCCGTAAACGTCTCGTACATTTCGTCGATCATGCCCTGGAACATACCCAGCGACTCTTCACTCAGTGGTTCATGTTGGGTGCCGTTATTTTTGTTATCTCCCCGGTAAATGGTGGTGAACGTCAGCCCCATTTTTTCTTCCATCTTCGACGTATCGAGGTGCTCCATGATCACACCAATCGACCCCACGCCACTGGTCTGGCTGACGATGATTTTGCTGCAGGCCGATGCGATGAAATACGCGGCGGAATACGCGCTGTAGTTCACAATCGCCGTGATGAGTTTCGTGTCGCGAGACTGATAAATGTAATCGGCCAGCTCCTTGCACCCCACCGCTGCGCCGCCGCCGGAGTTAATATCCAGAACGATTTCGCTGATTGAGGGGTCGTTTAACGCCGCCTGCAACTGCCCGCGGATCCGCTCGTAGCTGGTCAGCTCGGAGCACATCGCCGTAATCTGCCCCCGGCGTGGAACAAGAATGCCGTGAACGGGGATCACCGCCACCCCGCCGGTGGGCTGGACCTGCTCAGCTGCAGGTGATTTACCCGGATTTAGCGCCATCTGAATGACGGCATCTTCGGTGATCCCCTTAATACGGGGGATGAGCACTGCTTTCACAGAGTCCATTGTTTGCCGCGTAACGTAATGCGGCACACCAAAGACCATATCTGCCAGGTGCGGCAGGTTAATTAATTTCGTTGTCATGTTGTCTTCCAGGTCATCCCGCGCGGCGGGAAATAATCAGGCTCTGGCCAGAAGGGTTTCGATTTCGGCCAGCTGTTTTGCTGTCGGCGACTTATCGCCAGGAAGGATCTTCGCGCTGTCGACCATATTGAGCGGCGTCAGGTATTTGTCTCCGCCGGCAATTGGCGGCAGATTCTCCATACGCCGGATATCGTTAGTGGATAGCCATCCCCACTGGCGGCCAAGCGCATACGATTCATAACGTGACTTCTGGTCGCCTCGCAGCAGCCCGGAAACGTTGAACTCGATGTACAAATCGCGGCGTTCGCTGGGGAGAAGCAGATCGCGCTGCAGCGCCCCCTCATGGCGTTTCAGCCATGCCAGCAGCGTGTACATCACGAACTGCAGGCCCTGGTGCTCAATGTTGTTGTTGGTCGCTTTCGCCAGCATCTGCACCATATGTGGCGGGATTTTATAGAGCCGGCAGACCTCTTCCACGCCCCACTGCCGCGACTGTAGCAGCTGCGCCTTTTCGTTATCCTGCGACAGTTGTTTGTAGCTCATGCCCTCCTGCAGCAATGCCACAGAGAACATATTGTGAATACCGGAATGGCGCTCGGTCCATTTCGCCAGCAGGCGATCAATAGCATCCTGGCTTTTAATGGTCGCGGCCTCTTTCGGACGCTCTATCACCCCGCTCATCGTTGTCCCGCGCCGGAATGTCGCGGCCGCATGCTCCTCAACCGCCAGATTCAGCCCCAGAACATCGGCGTTCGTCTGAATGGGGGAACTGCCGATATAGCCATCCAGAGAAAAGACCTTCACATGGTGCATCATGCGCATCGGCAGAATTTCGCCGACTTCCGGGAGTTGGTAATACGGCATACCGTCCGGCCCTTTCAGCACAATGACCTTTTTCGGGTTGATGGGGATCAGCTCTTTCGGGTAGCCTTTTCCGTCCCGTTCGATGATCGAGTAGCAATTTCCCTCCAGCCCCAGCAACCCCTGCTGCTGCTCGAAATACTCGAATGAGGTGTCTTTCCTGTTGGGCTGGGAGTGAATCAGGTCATAAACCGGGTGGTCCGTCGCACGCTGGCGCCCGCCATTTTTATCCCGCCGGTAAAGTTCGCACGGCAGCTGCGCGACGGACTCCGCCAGGAGGGTGACACAGGCCCGGACCGCTGAAAGTCCAAGAGCGGTTTCTGGCGTGATTATGATGCCAGTTTTGCTCTGGCTTGAACGAACCCCGCCCAGCATGGCTTCCCAGAAGCTATTCCCCGAGTATTGTCGGCCCCTGAACATCTGGGGTAGGAACATTATTCACCTCCGCCATTGCTGACGCCGGAGGAAAAGGCCCGGGTTGTCATATATGACCAGCCCAGACAAATAATCCCTCCTGTTATCAATCCCACTGATGGAGAAATAAGCCAGGCGCCTGCTGATAACAATCCAGCACCAGTGAGGCCGACAATAAAACTCAGAACTGAAATTAGCATGCTATATCTTCCTCATCATATACGGATGTCATCACTGAACTGTTAAGCATGGCGCGCCTCAGCCCCATCATTAAACCAACCGCACCATCAATCTTGTTCTGCCGCCCTTCCTTCCCGGGACGCACAATATCGTCACTTCCGGGAAGGTACTGGCCGACAATATTGGAAATACACCAGTTCATGACAGGGTGTCCGTCATGATGGAATCTCCCCGAGATGAGCGCAGCCTCAATCTCTCTCATAGGATCACTCATATGGGTAAAATTTTGTCTTATCTCGACAGGCTCAAGCCCCTCTTCCTCAAGCATGTGACGTAATGAAGTCGCGCCATAAGGATCAATGGGGCATTGGGCAATTTTTACGGTATTCCGCAGCTTCAGGATCGTTTCAAATATCAGCCTGTAATCAACTTCGCCGCCATCGGTCGGGATCAACTTACCCTGCCGGACAAAGGACTGATAACGTTCTGCGGTACTCTTCAGCGCGGTCTCCTGCGAGTAAATTGTTTCTTCCGGTGCCCAGAACAGAGGTGAAACACAGTAAAAATGTGTTATTCCATCTATTTCACGACGAAAAACTGGAACCACGGCATTGAGGTCAACTTTCGAGGCCAGATCGATACCCAGCCAGCATTCCTCCCCTTCAAAATCTGACAACTTAAGGGTTTTATCGGCCGCATCCATCCATTTTCTCAGGTCGTAATAAGCTGATTTTGCGCTTACCCAGCGATTGAAATGCTTGGTCAGAATCTTGTTTGTCTGCCCGGGCGTCGACATACCCAATAATTGTTTCGCCCGGAGAAAATCTGCTTTTACCGAAATGCCATAGTTGGGGTTTGCCTTGATTAATGCCTCGGGAGTCGTCCAGTCATCATCGTCATCAAGGCCATAAATCAGCCCAAATATGGTTTCATTTTCTTCGCCATTACGGGTTCTCCGCAGGATCTCGACAACCTGAGTACGTTTTTCATAGCAGGGAGATGTAATGTCATAGCCGGCGGTGGTAATGATCAGTGTCATCGGTTGTTCACGAGCCCCCATACCGGTGGTCATGGTGGTGTAAAGCGCGTCCGTAGTATGTTCATGATATTCATCAATAATGGCGCATGATGGCGAATCACCATCCCCCGGGTCACCGATCACCGGCGCAAAAACCGAACCGTCAGGGCGCGTCATTTTTTTTGCCCAGGGTTTTATCGAGAATTTTTGCCGCAATGCCGGCAGCTTTTTCACCATTTGCAGCGCCGGAGAAAATACCTTCCATGCCTGTTTTTCAGTCGTGGCGCCGCAATAGACTTCTGCACCATGCTCGCCATCTGCACAAAACATATAATTTCCTACAGCAGCGGCAATAGCGGATTTCCCGTTCTTTCTGGGCACCTCGATATAGATTTCAGAGAAACGACGCAGGCCTGTCTTCTTGTGTACCCATCCAAACGGTACGCCAAGAGCGAACTTCTGCCAGGCTTCAAATTCAATCCGGAGTTTACGCCGGGCCCATTCCCCTGAGGTATGAGGCATTTTCTGGGCAAAACGAAGAAATCGTTCTGCTTTGTTTTTATCGAAGCGGTAGGGCCAGTGGGGATCCTTTGCTCGTTCGAGGTCGTCCAGATGTCGCTGACAGGCAAGTACCGTTAACTGACACGCCAGAATCTTCCCGCCAACGATATCCCGCGCATACTGGTTCGCCGCATTGACGTTCGGATAGGTAGCCATCAGTCAAACTCATCGAATTCATTCCCGTCATCGTCCGGATCCTTTTGTCCGCTGGTCATGCGAAGACGACTGAGCGGATCTAACCCCAACAGAGAGCCGAGGCGGGCTAGCTGGGAAACCGAGTCATTCCGGACATTAACTGCAGGGTGTTTTTTCAGGCCCCCCATTTCACTTTCTGAGGTCAGTCCGCTGGCCAGCATTTTTTCGGCTTCGAGCATCAGATGAAAAGCATTGCAGTAAGCCAGCAACAAAGGTGCGTCCTCCAGCTCAAACACTCCTCGGTCGATGAGTATTTTGCTTTGCGTCTTCCACATTCTTATTGCCGCCTCCCCCATTAACTCAGCGGGGGGCGCAATACGTGTTAATTTGCTTTTTTGCCCGGTGGGTAAAGTGGGTTTTCGGCCACCACCGGACGATCGAATTCCTCCGGCCATAAACGTTCCTTTGATAGATGAAACCTTCCGGAAAAAAGTTTCTTATTTCTGGCGTGTAAAAATAGACTTCAACGGGCAGTCCCAAAACGCGAAAGGGGTCAGGGATTTGCTCCCCCCTACCCCTGGCGGCGGCTGCCTCAGTCGAGGTGGAGGTCGTCATTCCGGCTGCGCCGGCGGCGAATATGGTTCGCATTGCGTGGGCCGGCATATCTCAGACGTTCAATGAACACCAGTTGTTATACCGGCGTTCAGGATCCTGTCGCGGTAGCGGAGCCTCCATCGGCCTGCAGTACGCTTTCTGGTAGCCGTTCACCTAATGGCTGGTTCTCGAACACCTTCATCCCAAACTGACCGATCCAGGTGCTGACTGAGTTGATGTTCCCTGCGATGAAGTCGGTCACCTCGGCGATCAATCCTTTAACGACGACATCCGTACTCTGACGCCAGTAATTCTCAATCGCGACCAGTAACGGATCAGAACCATTACTGACAGATTGTTCACCTACGCTATACGTTTTTTTCTTCGCGCTATCGGTGATACATCGCAGCTGGCTGGTCTGGACGGCTCCAACCTCTGCCGCAATTACCTGCATCGTCAACGTAGCCACTTTGTTCCCGTCTGCATCAGCGCTGGATGCATAGAACATGGAGAGCGTCAGATCCGTGCGTTGATACATCATTGCTTACCTCCCCTACGATGGCGGGAACGACGACCGCCGGGAAGCGGAGATTGTTGCTCCTGTACCAGCTCACCCACTAAAGGTTCCTGAGCCGACTCAGCAGCCGGTGCCGGTGCAATATCATGCGCAATCGTCAGTTTCAGCAGTGGGCGGCCGCCCTGGACATGCTCAAAATGGATGCCATGCACGGCTTCATTCATTCGTGACTGACCATCCGTCTCCAGAACGGTCAAAACGCCATCAACGTATTCAATTTTGAAACTCTTCATCGGGTTCTCTCTGTTGCTGTTTTCTTGCTGTGGCAGGTCCAGCACAATGACTCCAGATTAAAGTCATCATCGGTACCGCCATGAGCTTTAGGAATGATGTGGTCGACACTTGAGGCTTTCGTGGCAATACCGTCTCGCCTGCAGTTCTGACAAAGGTATTTATCCCTCTTCATGATACGGGCCCGTTTAATTTCCCACGGTCGACCATAACCACGTTCCTGCCGAGTTTTTCCGGGCTGGTAGTTACGCCAGCCATCACCAGCGTGTTGCTGCCGATGCATCTCACAGTATCCACCGACATCATTGGTCACAGTCGCGCATCCTCTGTGCCGGCAAGGTCGTTTAGCTCGTGGTGGCATAAGCATCCTCGAGCATGAGTTTAGGGAGAAGAGTTAAAGCGGTACTGTCGATGGGAAACTCTGAAACGGGCAGCGATGAGCAGGACAATCCGTCACACTCAATCCCCTCCAGCTTCTCGTCTACGTATGCAATTTTTAAGTTCTTCATCGCGTTACCTTTTGCGAATAAAAAAGCCCCGCAGATGCGAGGCTACTGGTTAAATATCAGGGTGTTACTGTGAAAGCTCAGAGTGTAAGGTTGCGGCTCAGCCTATCTGTGGTGGGACACAGTTAAACATTGTACTTGCAGAGGAATGGCTGATTAGCTCTGCTTAAGGAATAGATATGATCAAGAAGCATATACGCCTAGAAATGGAATCAAACGCCCAAACAATCGACGAATTGAACAAGGAAATTGGGCAATTGAAATGTGTCGTTGGTTTTTTGATGACTCAATTAACACCTGATTCCAGGCAGGCTGTCATTGATAACTTGAAAGAATTTGGACTAAATGATTCAGCCAAGGAATTTACTCAGTTCCTTTAAAAATTGCCAAACCTACTATATTAATTTTCCAACCTTGTGAATGATTGGGTTGGGTCTCAGGCGTAATAGTGGATTCATCCCTTTCGCCTGAGACAGATTCAAATCTTGAAAATGTAAGTTTTAGCGTTTTCATGTTGTTGTTCCTCATTTTTATCCCCGACAAGGGATATCGGTTATTTTATCCCTTATCGGGGATAGGCGTTCGCGCCGATTCGTAAATCCGCTCACAGGTCATTCCTGTTTCCCCTGATTGGTTTTATCAAATATTTTCGTCCAGGATGTCCTCAAACCATTAAACCGACTAAAAAAAGGCCGCATAGGTATGCGACCTTTGGTTAGTAACAGTTAGAAACCTAAAATCTCTCAGGAGCCACCCGGGAGAGATTTTCTGCTTGCTAAATGACCTCTGCCGTTTCGGTGTTGGCTGGCAGTGGTAACGTGAGGATAGCTTCATTTCAGCCATCGATATCATTTAAATGGATGAATAGCTTATTAGACTAGTAATTCGCGATTCTCAAGAACATTAACCAGAACAACAGACGTCTGTGCTTATTTTTTTAGCGCAATGATCCGTTAGTCACCAGTAACTAACATATTATTCGATGGTTCCTTAGACAGTGACCCATAAATCTAATTGTTTAATGTACCATTGGATGGGCACACAAATAACCACACCATCCCCAAAGTTAACAGATTTGATAACACACCCTTGTGGCGGAAAAAATTCCGCACCAGTCTGGGGCCGGATCGAGCGCTCAATGCCGTAACGATAACCGCATGGTAGTTGTGGTAGTAAGTTTACTGTCATGAGTGGCTACTTAGTTAAGAGTGGTTTGAGATCCTATAGTGCATGACATCCCCTGAATTAGATACAAACATTTCGATGCTGAAAGCTTGAATGTCTTGTTTTCAGATTTTTTGTTCACTTAAGGCCACTTATTTCATGTGCTATGCCTGTTACTTACTCACCGCCCGATAGTACGCCTGCCAGCGATACTTATCCAAACGGAGCTGGCGCAGGCATTGAGCGGTTTCTACATCAGACTGTAAATCTTCATCGCTGTCATTCCCTGCGTCACTTGCTTTGCACGGCGGACTCATCAAATCCGGGGATGGAGTTGGCAGCATCGATGGCGCGCTGACGCAACTGCACAGCAGCATCATCAAACCTACACACAGTACGATTCGGAGACTGAACATATTTCACCACGTCGCGGGTTATTGTTTTGTAGATGACCTTACCCGCTTCGTTAGCAGTCGCGGCCTTTTCCTCTACAGGCTTAATGGCATTCTCGGCCTTCTCTCTCTTCTTCGCAGCCTGAGCATTGATGTGATCAGCGTGGGAACTCCATCCCATACGCCATGAAATGGCACAGGACATTAGCAGGATTGCTATTGCGATGATAACGGCGGTTAAGCGACTCATCTTTGCTCCCATAAACACACTTCACGCTCAATTTCCCTCCGGGTAATAAGTCCTTTCCACTGCTTACCTTTGGCATAGGTCCAGCGGCGCAGCTGATCACACGCACCTTTCTGGTCACCGTGGTTGATTTTGCGAAGCAGAGTAGAGGTCTGGAAGTTCCCGGCTCCGACGTTATAGGCGAATGAGTACAGAGCCCCACGCATTGTTTCTGGGATCGGTTTTTTGATGTAAGGGTTGATCTGCCAGGCGACGGTATTCAGGTCTTTATTTAGTAGCGCCCGACACTCTGCCTCGGTATAGGTTTTGCCGAGCATGATGTCTTTACCTGCGTGGCCGTAGCAAACCGTCCAGACACCTACCACATCCTGATAAGGGGAGTATCGCACTCCCTCAAGCCCATCATTACCCATCGGGCCAGTGATGAGTGCAGAGGCAATCGCCAGGGCCCCGCCGCCCACCGCCGCAAGAACGCTTTTACGTAGTGTCGGAGACATTATTCACCTCGAGCAGCTTTTCGCCGGTCTTCTTTAATTTTGAAAAACAGATTCGTCAGGTATGTCAGCAAGCCGAATACCAGACTTCCCAGAACACCGATAGCGGCCCACTGGGATGGGGATACTTTGTCGAGCAATTGCAACATCCAGAACCCCGCGTTACCTGCGGAAGTTCCGTAGGCAATACCTGTTGTTAGCTTGTCCATTCGATACATACTCCACCTCCGGGTTAACGGGGTGCTTTGTGCGTGTAGGGGGTCAGGCCCATCGGGCTGATTTAACAACGAGCCGTATCGATGATGATTCCCGTGAGCCTGAAATAAGAAAGGCCACGCAAAGCGCAGCCTTCAAATGATGTTTACCTTTTCTTTCTGAAGCGCACTATTGATGGCGTAAAAAAGCCCGCCTGAAGGCGGGCAGAAAGTAGGCATTCTAGGTAGTAACGAAACGAAGGCTCTCCTAATAGTCCGAGCTACCGATTTACCAGGAAGCATTCACTTTTGCCGTTACGTTCTATAAACATAGAAGGGCAACCGCAAAAGTAAACCTGCCATAAATCTTAAATATGTTTAGTGCCAGTGTGGTGCCGGGTGCCTCCCGGTGAGCGTGCCCCAGTCGGCATGGCCCGCGCTGCATTTACAGGTTTCTGTAACTGACTGGTCGCCCCTCCGCATAGGGGGATTCACCACATCAATAATGTATATTCCAAACATTCGAAGCGTCAATGTCAGACATATATCTGCCGCTGGTTACCCCTCCTGACTTAACCACAGAAAGTAGCAAAGCTAACCAGTGGTCAATCTCCATGTTACTTGCACTGCAACTCCTACAGCTCAAGACAGCTAATGAGGTTGCAGAACATTTTCATTGACCTCACTTTCGGGTTAACGGGGTGCCAGGAAAAGGACTGCCCTCCGGCTCAGCTGGCAAGTCAGCCGTAGAGGTTTTAGTCGAGCCCCTAAACGCAAAAACCCCGCCGTTTGGCGAGGTTTTGATGATTAAGTTGTGTGTCTAAGTGACCACGCTTAACAGATTACGATAGTTTTTGCGTACGCGTTAGTTTTTTTATACATTAGTGTCATCTCCACATAGACAGTATGCCATTCACTATCGCTAAGTGACTTTATAATGAAAATAAAATCTCAAGGATTTGCAATCGTCAACCCTAACAACAACATCAAAACCACTGATATCATTGATTATTTCATAAAACAATCTACGCATGAAATCAAAAGAGCCGATTATGATAGGCAGATCCTTCTTTCCGATGATGGTCAGTTTTATACCGGCTTGGTCTTGACATATAAAAATCAGAAAAAAAATTGTCTTTCAACAGTTAAAGATGGACAATTCGAGATAAAGGTTGAAGACATACAAGGAGATAATAAACTTGTTAACTTTAATTTCTTCTGTATAAATAAAGTCAGTTTAAAAGGATTATACCTTTATTATCGCGGATCATGCTCACTAAACAGTTTGTTTAGCTCATGGCAATCTTACAGTAACTTTGCAATAAGAAAGAAAATTAAAAATGAGGTAATCGCCTTAGGCAAAAAACCAGATAAAATTAAAGTTGAAAATATTCACAAAAAATATGAAAAGAGATTGGAATTTAGGGTAATTATTGATAAGTCAAGTTTGATTGCCATGCTTTCTACGTTTAGTGAAATTAAATCAGCAACATTCCGGTATGATTCTGTTGATTTCAAAGAAAGCGAAATGATCGGCGTTGAGCAATTCACTAGAAATACAGAGGTTACATTTAACATCAGTGATAATAATAGATCTAAAGTAAATCAAATTGCGAATAGTCTTGACCAAATGGTAAATAAAATCTCAGGAATAACAAAAGGTGTTGTATCTGTTGTTGATCACTCTAAAAATGAGCGACTGATTGATCTAATTAATTCCCCATGTTATTTTAGTGAGTATGATTTTGATACAATCGCACAGCATGTAAATGGTTTAAAAAATGATAATTACATCAGCAATGCTATAATACAAATAATTAAAGATGAAATCACCAATGGCAGAAAAAAACATGAATTTAATTGATAATTTTGTAAGATCTAAGTTCTACCATCAAGTAGGATGGTTAATAGCGTTATCTTTATTCATTGTTGCTGTTATGACATGTGTTTACCTTAACCTTACTCACCATCAGGGAAAAGCATTCTATTCATTTTATCAAACATCAATACGTGGCTATCTTTTTTCTGGTTTCATCTCTGTGGGTTCACTATTATTATCATTACATACATTTGTCATAGTAAACTTGAAGGATAAGTTGTTCTCCACTGAGAGGTACATATCCAATTTTAAATTAAGTAGAAATTTACCCGAGAATGAAAAAGTAGATGAATGTGAGCTTTTTAAACCACTTGATACATTATCATCCTTTATAAATATCTCAGTTTGGTTGTCTATACTTTCAGCTGTGTCTCAGTTTACTATTGGTTTGATAGACGCTGGAGTAGCATCTGTCTTTTGCATATGGTTAGCAATGCTAACCATATGCTTTCTTCTTAATTCATTAATTCTGATTCGAGTGCACATCAAAAAAATGTTACATCAATAGGTTTAATTTAACATCGCCAGGCATCCCTCAACAAATCCCATCGCGGTCTGCAACTCCTTCCTGATGGTACCATCGGAACACTTCCGTGTCTTAGCAATGGAACGCAACGATATTCCTATAACAAAATGAGCAATAATTAATTCATGTTCTTCAGGTTTATACTTACGCAATCGCGCCACACACCCATCAATCATGATCCCTTCATCATCATCGCATTGCTGGCGTGTTTTCTTTCCATGAGGTAGCAAACCTTTAAAACCAGCAGCAATTGATTGCCAGTCAACACCACTATTGTCGGATGCCGCCCAAGCCCCCCAACGGTCCATGATTTCGTACATATCTTTCATTTTTAAAGCTCCTCAGGATAGAACGCCGAGCGCGTATGCCCGGTCCAGCAATTTAATAATCAATACCGGCTGGGCGCCGTGTTCGCTCTCAAAAGCGACAGGGTCATGGTGCAAAGCGCGGTGGTGCTTGCGGCATAATGGGATCGTAAAAATATCGTGGGCCTTGGTGCCTACGCCGCCCTGCCCCCAGCCAATAAGATGGTGTGCATCATCTGCAGGCTGCCCGCAGCACATACAAGGCTGTTTTTTAACCCATGAGATAAAGTCAGCTGATAACCATCGGCTCCGCTTAGGTCTTGCGAATAGTGTCGCCGGTGCAACAGGATCGACGTTCACAGGAACCAGAGGTTTGCCCGGCGTTGTTTTTGCCGTTGGCCTGATTGCTTTTTCGAGACGGGGAGAAAGAATGCTGGTGGCCGGTACCGACGGAACAATCTCACTCTCCCTGTAAACCGATTTAATCCCATCGTCTTTAATACGCAGGGATCGGCGCGCCATTTCTTCTGTAATTTCATCGCCAATCCCGGCGCCTACCGCCCACCAGCATAGTTCCGCCAGTGACAGTGATCGCTGAGCGTCCAGCCCAAGCGCGATGCGGACAGTGTCGATTATCCAGTCAGCGTTATTAACACCTGCCAGTTGATCGAGGATTTGTTCTGTTTGGTTTTTCAGCTCATTATCACAGTGCCAGCATGCGATTATTACACCCGTCGAATGGCGAAATGGGACAAGCTCATGGTGATGGTAATCGGAATGTGTCCACTGACAGTTTTTAACCTGCCTACGCAACCATGACTCGAGGGCACTAACCCCACCTGCTGCAGTGATAACTGCCTTCTTCATGAAAAAAGGTCTGATCCCCATATCATCCCGCAACGGCTGCTGGGCATCAGGAAGACGTCCACTGGGTATCTTTTTCATGCTTGCCGGCGGTATTTCAACAAGAACTCGGCCGGCACCGAATAACGGCATTAATTCACTACCTGGCTTAAGCAGCACAATTCCAAGATGGCGTGCAATATCCACGTTAAGCAAAGCTCGCATCAGTCCCTCCACATCTTCTGTATGTAGGTCCTGTCAATCCGTGGCGGCTTCTTCGATACCGGCAACAGCACGCGGATCTCCCACGATGCAAAGTCTCTGGATAAGCTCTTCTCAACCACACAGTTATTTTTACGGTATCGCTCCACCAGCTCTGTAGCCTCAGCCTCTGAAAGTTGCTCGTGTAAAAACCAACTTTTCTTCATGGCTGATCACCGAACAGTCGCAAAAACTCAATCGCTCTTTCACGCGCACCGGGTTCTTCAGCGATAATTTCCTGCAGCAGCTGCACGGCGAACACCGGCTCCTTTCGCCCGACGATGGAAATTCCTCTGGAGACACGGCGAGAGAGTTTTATAAAATTTTTTCTCTCTAACGCACGCAGATGCAACAGGACAGCATTAGACGAGCTAACGCCGAGCATATCGGCCAGTTCAGATAGCGTAGGTGGGTAGCCATGCTGATTGATGTAGGCCACCAGCAGGTCAAAAACTTCCTGCTGTCGAAAAGTTAGTTTTGAAGACGAAATCAAACCGGCGCTCGATGAAGGAGCACCAGTCTGATGGGATTTTGATACTTCGGGGGTTTGCGTCATGGTTTCTCTCCGTGACGCAGCAGGTATAGGTTGTTCAGGCCTATGACGGGAGTGTAACAGAACCCGGGGGAACCTGGTAACCAACTCCAGACCTAGCCTTTTCAATCATCTGTGAAAAAAGAGAGAGAGTCCCCACGATCTCATCCGGCTGCAGAGGCATAAACGAAACAGTGTCGCCGCGCCGGTACATCAAAGCGCGCTCACACACAGGAAAGGATGTCAGACGAGCAACGATCACCCAATCGTCGCATCTGATAATTGCATAGCCGGTGTTCGGCATTTCTTGTTTTTTACTCACAGCAAAATCCTCAAAATAAACCAGGCAAGCTACTGGACCTCAACTTAACAGAACCAGTCATCAGCGCTTCCCCAGGTGTCCTGCAGGATTTCCTCTACACGTTTTTTAACTCCGTCCATTCCACGAAGCACGGTTAACCCATCAGAGCTGGCCCGACGAATCACAAGACTGCAGTTATTAAAGTTTTGATCCAATCGCCGCAGTAGCTCCTTCTCCAGAGCAGGCACAGCGCCATCCGGCAATATTTTTTGGCGATCAATTGTGATTTCCACTTTCATAACTAGCTCCTCACGCAAGTACTGTATAAATAAACAGTATACTTGTTAGGTGAAATGTTCAAGCGTTTAATGCCACTTTTCGCTAACCCATGCTCATGTTTAGATTGATCTTTTCTCCACAAAGGACGAAATCCGCTATCACAGGGATACCGTCATTTTTGTGGTGATCAACACCTTTGATAAGAAACGTTGCTACCTCTGGCGTCCCAGATTCCGCTCTTGGCACAGAGCGGACAATCTGAATGGGATGAAGGTCTGCTTCGAGCGAACTGCGGACCTTTACACTCATGATCACCGCTTATGTATGCATTACGAACATAGCGCTTTAGTAATCATCGGTAGCTGTTCAACTTAGTCCGGTACACTCGCTCTGTACTAAGATGCTTATCTAATAGATGATTTAAGAAATCGTCACAAGATCAAGATGGATTTATCAACATGACTAGAACAGAAAGACTTCTCGAACTACTACAGATATTAAGGGCACAAAGATATCCGATCACTGCATCCACCCTCTCAGAAAGACTGGGAATAAGTGTGCGATCCCTTTACAGAGATATAAAAACGCTGCAGTATCAAGGAGTAAGCATTGAAGGTGGTGCTGGAATTGGTTACATCGTTAAGTCTGACTTTCATTTGCCGCCCTTAAACCTTTCTCATGAAGAAATCAATGCCATTACACTTGGGTTAAATTGGGTATCTCATAATACTGACCGTGATTTCAAAATTACCGCAAAGAGTGCACTTGCCAAAATACACGCCGTCATTCCTGATGAATTAAAAAACCTTATTGAGAGTCAATCCTATCTGATCGGTCCTTCAGAAAACAATGTGATATATTTTGAAGGTGTTCGCAATGCTATTAAAAAGCGCATGAGAATAAAACTAAAGTATTGTGATAAGAAGGATTGTTACTCTTCTCGAATCATATGGCCAATCGGATTGGTATACATGGAGTCATGCTGGCTTTTGGTTGCATGGTGTGAAATGAGAAATGATTTTCGTCATTTTAGAACGGACAGAATTCAAGATATTGTGCAACTGGATTCTACATATAGTGAAAGCAGAGAAGTTTTATTGAAAAAATGGAGGCTTAAAGAAGGGATCTGCGAGGAGAAAGAGTACTGACAAAAACTGTCACAGTTAATTTGTATACTAACCCAGCTGAAAGACTCAATTCTACTTCATAGGGGGGGTTATGAATTTCAAGAATAAAGTTGCTGTCATAACAGGAAGCACTACAGGTATAGGTGAGGCAGTCGCAGACCAATTACATAAGCATGGATCTAAGGTCGTTATTGTATCCCGTTCGTCAGAACAGGCTAAACAAAAAGCGAAACAATTATCTTCACAGGGACAACAAGCCGTGGGGATCGGATGTGATGTGTCACAGCCTGAACAAGTACGGCAAATGATAGATGATGTTATCAAACATTTCGGCAGACTTGATTATGCAGTAAATAATGCAGGCTTAACAGGTGAACATGGTATAAATATAACTGAGCAGACAATTGAAAACTGGGATAAGGTTATTGCAACTTCATTGAGCGGTGTTTTTTACTGCCTAAAATATGAAATACCTCAGATGATGAAATCTGGTGGCTCTATAGTTAATTTATCTGCAGTAAATGGACTGGTTGGCATTCCTGGGTTAGCACCTTACACCGTGGCTAAACATGGCATAATCGGTTTAACCCAAACCGCAGCGCTAGAGTTTGCATGTGAAGGCATTCGAATCAATGCAGTAGCTCCGGGCTATGTCCAAACCCCACGAATGAGTGAGTTCCCAGAAAATATCGTACGTAGTTTCGCAAATAGCCACCCTATGAAAAGGATGGCAAAAATGCAAGAAGTAGCAGACTTCATACTGTTTTTACTGTCAGATAATTCAGCATTCTGTACCGGAGGAGTTTATCCAATCGATGGCGGTTATTTAGCTGAGTAAAATTTCCCTAAAGCCCTTTTAAACTTTAAGAATTGCCTCGCCAAAGTCGTAGGCTAGCTGGGGTGTATAGTTAACGCTTCCATTATCAGGCCTGTGATGAAAATATTTCAAGTATGGGTTAATATTGGGATTGATGATCGGCACTCCATTTGTTCATACATCATGCCATTAACAACGTCCTCTTCTGGCACTCATGGGACGTCCAGGGGAGTACTCCCCTGGACGCATGGTCCAGATTGATCATTATGATTTTTTATGGTTTTGTGAAGATAAGAATAACGAGAGCCAAAAAGGCTAAAATTGAAGAGGAGCACTACCATGAGCAATCCAGAAATAAAAAATAAGGGCCGTGAACCTCCGGATGGTCTTCCTCGTTATCGTCTCCTGACAGGTAAGGATGACGCTAAATTTTGTCATCGGATTTCAGAAGCACTGGCGCTTGGTTATCAACTGTATGGCTCCCCCGCCGCGACGTTTAATGGGCAGGATTTGATTGTTGCGCAGGCTATCATATGGGCTGAGGTACAGCAGAATCAGGCTTCGTAGGAATGAGTGGGCTCGCAGCGTCCGGAATCTGCCCGGTGCTGTAAATCACCGCAAGGTCTGTCATAAGGTAATTGCATCACGCATCGCGACACCTTTTTTCTTTACGCAGGCCTTCTCTTTCACTGTTTGTCAGAACTGTGGACCGCAGTAATCTCCACCCCGTGCTTTAATCAATGAGAGTGATGTCGGGTGCAAATTAAACTACCTTTCTCAACAGCAAAGGCGGGATAACCCTACCTTCGCAGGGTTTCTACGCCTGGTAATATGCCCATGACAGTCTCTAAGACCGCTTAGAGCGAGAAGCGTAAGTGAGAGTTTGTAATGATTACCAGGATGCAGAACTAAAATCGGCCGCTGATAATCAATGAAGAGCAGGTCAGGGTGACCAGCTCCCTTCCGTTTATATATTTCGGGCAGGCGAGCATACGTTTTTACTTAATACTCGTTCACTTTAAGGCTTCGTCTCTGCCGTGATACCAGGTTTCAAAAGCATCAGGGGTCATCGGTTTGGCAAAAAAATAGCCCTGAACTTCATCGCAGCCCAGCCTTCTTAAAATATCAACGGTCCTGGCATCCTCGACTCCTTCGGCCAGAACGATATAGTCGAGCTGCTTGAGGAGTGTGATAACGTTGCGAACAATGATGCGGCTGGCATTGTCGTCAGCAACCTTACTCACAATAGAGCGGTCAAGCTTGATGATGTCCATCGGGATTTGTCGCAGGTAATTAATGTTGCTGTATCCGGAACCAAAATCATCCAGAGATATTTTAAATCCGCGTTGTTTGAGCATGTCCAGGCCGATAAGTGCAGCGGGACTTTCCAGCATCTTCTCGGTTTCCAGACACTCCACCCCCAGCAGGGCGGGATCCAGACGCGCGTCCAGCATTTTCTGTTCCAGCTCATCGCAGAAATCTGGTCTTGAAAAATCACTGGCAGCCAGATTAATCGACACAGGTAAAGAAAGTCCACGGCTTTGCCAGGCACTCAGTTGCACAATAGTGTGATCGATAACCCATGCTGTGAGTTCACGCATCAGGCTGGTCTTTTCGACCAGAGGAATAAACACACCCGGCAACACTTCGCCGTTTTTAGGATGTTGCCATCTAAGCAAAGCTTCGGCTCCCGTCACACGCCCTGTCACCAGTGAGATTTTCGGCTGATAAACCAGATATAAGCCCTGGTTTTCTTGTAGCGCTTGTCTAACTTCAGTAAGAAGGCTGAAATCAGTCTTCTTACGGCTATCCAGTGCGTCATCATAAACTGTAAACCGGCGCCCCTGACTTATCCCTTCATGCAATGCGCTGACTGCACGGCGCAGTATTTCATTCGATGTCAGAGATTTATCGCAAAGCCCGGAGTCACCCATGTGAATATCCAGATCAAGGGGAACTTCAGGGGTAAGCCTGGCCTGGATCCCCTGAAGGCTTTGAGAGATATCTTCTAATGTCCGAGTTTTTTCCTTATGGGTAAAAAAGGCAAATCGTCCAACTGCCACGGCGTAGAGCGGCCCTTCTAAAGGCAGGCGTACCTGCAGCTCTGCGACCATATTACGAAGTAGATTTTCTACGGCAGTCATACCGAGTGATCGAGCCATTTCGTAGGCTAATGGCATATCAATACAATCAATAATGACGAGCCTGAATGCGCCTTCAGTTGAAACCTCTATATCCTTCAGCAGTCGCTGCCGGTTTGGTAATAGCGTGACTATATCGAGGTAGCCGACGGAGTGCCACGAGGCCAGAAAATCCGATATAAGTTCTGCAATCTTTTCAAAAAGATCGAGCTGCTCGTCTGAAAGCTCCCTGGGCTGAGTATCGAGGATACACAAGGTACCTATGGATACTCCATCCTGGGTTTTAAGTGGGCAGCCTGCATAAAAGCGAATGAATGGAGCCTCTTTCACCGCGTGATAGTCACGAAAGGTAGGGTGCAGATGAGTGTCATGACAAATGAATGTCTTACTCTGTTCCTGGGTCTGTACGCAAAATGCCTCGCTCAGGCTGATTTCCGTGACGGCAACATTTTGGGCTGATTTGATGTATTGCTTTTCTTCATCGAGAACAGAAACAAAGCCCATCGGCATGTTCAGCAATTGGCATATTAGATGAGTATATTTTTTTAACGCATCATCCCGGCCCTTGTCAGGATTTTTCAACAAGTCGATTGCCGCAAGTCTTTTACTTTCATCTCTGCTGAGTTCGGTCAACATGGCAAGACATCCTCCGGCGCAATAGGCTTCTGGTTATTCCACACTCAAAGGTAGCATGCATCATTCTTCCAATGGCATATGGTAATATATACGCTGTGACCTGCATAAACTGTCACATTAAAATGTTTCCAGTTGATTGTCTCCCGGAAATGTCGCCCCCGGCTGCCCGGTAATCCATTTGCTGGTTGTGTTTGTGTCAGTAATGTCCGCTCCTGGCACTCAGCGGACATCTCAGCTTTACCTCATCCCGAAATATTTAAACTTAGCTTTGACATCCCGTACCAGCAGCTGTTGATTCCATTTTAGGCATAATCAGCACCTCGCCGCATTGCGCAGGCAGCGGTTACGCATTTTGGCAAGCAACCAGAGTTCGTTTGCTGTTGTAGTCATCCCAAGCATCGATGTGTAAACAGTCGCAGCCCGGCGCCACAGCTTTTTGTCTTCCAGCGTCTTCGCCAGGGACAGTGCGTTTTGGACTTTTTTCACATCCTCTTCAGATAATGGTGTTGCAGTCTGCGGCAGGGCAACATCGGGAACCTCAACGCCTGCAACAACCCGGTAGACATACTGGCAACCGTTATGGGTACGATGGAGTTTTCCCGCGGCATGGAGTTGCCGCAGCAAGTTACCTGCTGTACTGGCTTGCAAGTCGAGCGCATCGCAGACATCCTGCAGGACGCATTCTGGCGTCCGGCTAACGATGGCAAGCACCATCTGTGCTTTGGTTACTTTGGCTTTTGATTGTTTGGTCATGGTCAAAACTCGTTTACTTGGTTAAACCTGCAGCCTTGCGGCGTTTGTACTCTTCCATCAGAATCTGCGCTGGTGTCGGTCCTGCTGCATGCCTCGGTGCTGCCAACTGCCGACGAATCGGGGGAATCGAAAACCCGTTATCCAGGTGTTTGCTCCATTTCGTGAGTAAGTTTTCTGCCAGTTTTTTCAGCTCCCCCTCAGTCAGGTTCCTCTCAACTCCGGTTCTGCGCATCTCAATGCAAATGTGATACAGAACATCCTGTTTCCATGGGTATTTGTCGCTGCCCGAGTATCGGTAAGACTCATTCCTCCAGCGCTTGTATTCCGCCATTACAGCTTCAGATGTCAGATTGAACGGGTTAGCACCGCTGGAAGACACCAGCGCAACGAACTCAGCTAGATCCGGCGGCCATGTGCTGCCCGCTGCGCAACGTTCCATGCACTGCCGGCAAACTAGCGTAATCTGGGTTTCACTCATCGACCCAATCTGGGCGATCCAGAGTTCTGATGGTTCCTCTCCGTTCTTCAGGATCCATCGGTTCGAAAAGATTTCGCCCATCACTTCCCATAGGCGCCACGCCGTTTCTACGGCCGTCTGTTCCTGCAACTCGCAACCGTTGCTCACGGGCGGCTCGAATCTGTTGAACAGCTCTGGATGCTGCTGGCTCTGCTCGGACTCCCACATGATCGTTACCCCCATTCACTGGTTTTTTCTGGCGGACTTCCGCACGGTTAAGATGTCTTGCTAGTTTTTGCTCCCACTGGACCTGGTGAAACGCCCTGCCTTCAGCCTGCCAGTACGCGATGAAGCTGCTCAACTCGGCAGCATGATTTATCCCCGGTCTTAATGGCATTCCCCAAATCGTTGCCAGTCGGGGAAAATCCTCGGAAGGTTTCCAGCCGAAATACATCGCAAATTTTCCGAATGCTTGTGTTTCATCAGGAACTATTCCCGGTTGATTCGGATAGTCAGGCACAACTGGTTCGACCAGAGCCCTATGTGTGGGGGTTATATCTTTTGGTTCCTCTGGTAGATTCCGGATCCCGTTTTTGGGATCGTTTGACGGAAAAAACGGGATCGTTTGGTTGTTTTGCGTACAGGAAACAGTCCCGTTTTCGGGTGCCTTTTCAGCTGTAACAACCCCGTTTTCGGGAATGTTTAAACGATCCCGTTTTTGGTAATGTTCCCGTTTTTGGGTGTGTTCAATTTCAGCAACGCTTTCTTCCACACCAAGAAGTCGGTAAACCGGGATTTGTTTAGTCTTTCCACGCCGTTCACCTGTATCTTCAATAAGCCCGATCGAAATCAGATACTGCAGGCTCGACTGGACCGTTTTCTTATCCAGCTCAGTTGCTTCTGCCAGCGCAGGAATGGATGGAAAAGCACAGAGATCAGCTCCGCACATGTCGGCCATCCAGGTCAGAACAGCTTTCGCAGAGGACTTCCCTGTCTTGACTTTTTTGGCCCATCGCATTGCGTCAATGCTCATGAAGCCCCCCTATTTTCTGTACGGTACTCATTGTCAAAACTCGATTAAAAAAACTGTGGCGCTACGGCGCTTATGCTCGCCAGTAGTGGTCCCGCCGCATCTGCAGGAAGCATGTTAAAAAGTGCAATTGCTGCCTCCCGAATTTCACGCTCTAACTTTTGCAACGGAGCGCCAAGCAATTTTGCCTGGTGCGCTTCGCTACACTCTTTGATTGCTTGAGCCACCAGCTCGCTTTCAGTCAATCCACGTTTCAATCCGTGTTTGCGCGCAATCTCAATAGGCATTGCATCAGCGATCGCTCCTGAAAGCTGCATGACGTAACTGGCGTACTTATCTGAACCGGATTCGTTTTTCAGGTAGCGGTACAGATTCTGTTTATTGACGTTAATTCCGCGCCCGTTTTGTTTTCTCCATTGCTCAGCCACCAGCTGCGCGATGTGGTCCTGTGCACGTCCAGGTAAAGTCGACTCCCATTCCTGAACGGCAGCAAAAATTGCTCTACTTTTCATCCGAGCCCGGCGTAGACCGGAAAACTGATTTTCTGAGTTCAGTTGCAGCCCCATTACCGGGTTATGATTTTTAAAAGAGATGGTTTGCATGGTTAAGCCTGCCTCCCACTCAGTTCTTTATCAGTCGGGAAGACGCTATCAAGCGAACATTCAGCTCCTAGTTTGTTAAGTGCATCCACAATAGAACGGCACTCCGTCAATCCAGGTTCGCGAAGGTTGGCCTCATAATTTGATAGACGCGAACGACCCCAATTGAGAGTTTTTGCAAGCTGTGCTTGAGAGATGCCCAGCTTTTTACGCTCAGAAGCAATGTTGTTCACTTGATTTCTCCTTGCTATTTGATGCAACTAATTTAGTCACAATATGTGTCTATTGTCAATCTCAAAACGTGATCAATACAATGCCACAAAGCGTGGTAACATTTTGCATATGAAAAGCATGTCTGAAGTTGTCGGCGAGAGACTTAAAGCTCTTCGCGAAAGGAAAAAATTAAGCCAAGCGCAACTTTCTAAGCTGTGCGGCTGGGCTACGGCCTCACGCGTTGGTAACTATGAGCTAGGCGTGAGAAACATAGGTATCGACGATGCTGTTGTCTTGGCGAGAGTGCTGGACACTACCCCGAGTTATCTTCTTTTTGGTGATGAACTTAATAAAGGACAAGAACTCCCCCCAAAACAACGCAGGATGCTTCATCTTTTCAATCAGTTACCTGATACTGAGCAAGACAGAATGCTAGATCTCTTCGAAGTTCGTTTAAAAGAGATTGATGAATACGTTGAGCGATACCTCCAAGGCAGATTCAAGAAAGACTCCGAATAACTTTGATAAAGCCAGCTAGATGCTGGTTTTATTTTATCCCCGCCGGACACATATTGTGTATTGACAAAACAACACACATCGTGACTATAATAATCACACAGAAACACGTCATCGAGGCAGGAAGCCCACGAAGTAGCTGCCGGCGGCATACGAAACACCGGATGAGATGACGACCAGAAGAATTCGCAGCAGGTTATAACGTTCCGCCGGCCGGCGTTACAGGCATGAGATAGGACATCACTATGAGAATAGATATATCCAAGATAGGGAAAATTTACTTTTTACTCGTCTCCCCAATCAAACTCTCTGTCGCGCAGGATTTGGAGGCCCGATTCGGAGACCGCGTAATCATTGCAGCTTTTGGTACTGATATCACGTCCATGGGCCTGGCACCAGGTGATGAAATCGTAAGTGCTGGCTACCACCTTCACAGCCTGGATACCGCTGTTTTCGTAGCGCTCCACCATGCTATCGGTGCGGATACGCCAGTCGTGGTAGTCAAAGGGAAGGACGTAAGCATCTGAAAGGATTTTTTGGAATTCTTCGTAGTGAGCGGGATTTTCGTACCAGAAGACAGGTATAGGGCTACGAGACATTTTGCTCTCTTTTATTTGGCTGTGTGAGAGCGCCAAGAATACCACCGAGCCTGAAGTGGTGAAAAGACAGGCATGACGACTAGTAGGGTTTGCAATGCGGTGAATGCGGCTATGCGCACGCGACACAGTTAAAAAAGTAAACATGGCGGTTATTCACACGTTGTGGGGAAAAAGTTGTCGGCGGTAGTTGTTAACTGGCTGCCGTCACCGGGAGGCACCCGGAGCCGCATTGCAAAACCATATCCTAATACTGAGTTAACTGGAGATAACTATGAAGGATTTTGCCCGAGTACCTACCGGGAACCAGGCGACTCGCCTGAACTGGTTCGAGGTGAGACTACGCCAGCTGTGTTACTTGCTGGCGCAGAAAGGAAACCCTGAGGCTGAAGCATGAATACCCTGTTTGCCCTTGTCATCAGCGTGTGTGCTCTCACTGGTGAATGCTCTGATGTTCTGATCGGTGTTTATCCATCAGAGGCCAGTTGCAACAGCAACGCCGATGAACAAAAAGTACAGGGCCAGTGCCTCCCCTACCGAAATGCACAAAACATGGCTGACGACCAACAGCCTGCAGTGAGTTTTTGAATCGAGTTTTGACCAATGGCCGTTACGGCCGGAGAAGTGATTATGGAATTTGGAATGAAACGCGTTCTGGCATCTGTCCAGGCCGCCGCCACTTTGAATAAGCTCTATGACGGCTCGCCCGTTTCACTGACGGCCATCAGTAAAGAGTCAAAGCTGTCTACTTCATACCTTGAGCAGATCTTCAAAAAGCTGCGGGCGGGTAACCTGGTAATTTCACAGCGTGGCCCAGGTGGTGGTTATAGCCCCCGCGGCGATGACATCACCGTTACAGAAGTGATCACTGCGGTATCTAAACTGCCAGCCCATAAAACTTTTGAGCCTATCCTGCGAGCGCTTGACGACGTTCGCGTATCACAGCTGCTGCGGGGCGATTCGCCAGCCCCATAAAGCACAAAACCCGCGCAAGGCGGGTTAAGTACCCGGTCAGCCGACCAAAGCTTTCCGGAATCGAGTTTTGACCAATGACCACCACCAGGGCGGCTGCCATCAGCTGCCGGGTATCTTACAATCCAAAGGAGCCCAAACGCAATGAACAACTACCCGTATCTCATTAAAGCTAAGGCAAAAGCAAACGAAGCGAAAAGTCTCTTCTGCTGGTTCTCTGCTAAATCCGATTCTCGCGCCGAGCGCAAAATCCTGGACATCCTGGAAGACGCTGAAATTAACGTTGGCCGCGGCGCCAGCCATCAGCTGCCGATCCGCACCAACTGGCTCATCGTTGATGACTTACCGGAAGAAGGTGTACTGGATGACACCTGGTGCGATCGCTACGAGCTTGGTGGTGAAGACGGGCTGACATGGCAAAAAATCGTTGCGCCGGCGGCGACTGAACCACAGCCCTCCAGTAAACCAGAAAACGATATCTCTCCTGCAAATAGCGATGAAGATGACTATTCGAACTATGAAGAAGCACTCTTCAACCTAGCGGAAATGTCATTCCGCACGCAGCTGCTTGCCCAGTATATGGCCGACGAACGTCACGTGTATCACATTAGCATTCCTCATCGTAACCGCCTTTCAGCGATGGAAATGGATACGGATAATCACGATGTGCAGAATCTGCTGCTGACGGCAGAAAATATTCCGGAGCTTAAAAAATATGATATGCCTGGCCTGTGGAAATTTACCAGTGCATTTAAGAGCGTATTTCCTGTGGGGAAACGCCATGAGCTCGGCAAGCAAATTCAGTTCGCCAAATTGTGGCTTGAAACGTCGCACATTGACCGCGGGATCCTTACAAAGGAATGGGCTGCTGGAAACTATATCACCTCAATAAACAAAACCGATGCCGGCGCCAATGCTGGCGGCGGTAACAAAACTGACCGCAATCCGGATTATCAGCATTCGCTGGATACTCTGGATATAGAGATCGCTCTTGCAACGATGCCTATGGATTTTGACATCTATAATTTTCCGGCATCAGTCCACCGCCGCGCGAAGGAAATAGTACAGAAGAAAGAAAGTCCATTTAAAGAATGGTCTGCAGCATTACGGAGCACACCAGGCATCCTTGATTATTCCCGTGCAGCGATTTTTGCACTGATCAGGGAAGCATCCAGTGGAATAACTCCTTTTCCAGATCGGTTGCGTGGCTACATCAACGCGAATCTGACTGAACATAAGCATGATACCCCGAGCGCTGAGACGCTTACCAAGGCGGGACATATTCCATCTGCTGCAGTCACTCTGGATGCAACAAACCAAGTAATCGCCGGAGAGGATAGCAGCGCAAAACTGGAAACACTCTCCTCCGACATTAAAGCAGTTGGTGCCGAACTGGTAAAAGAGGCTCAAAAGCAACGTCCGGACGCTAATCAGGTTCTGGCCGCCGAGCGCGGCGAATATGTTGAAGGGGTTAGCGACCCTACGGATCCGAAGTGGGTAACCGAAGACCTTACCAAGACCAGGCAGCCTGAAGTTTCAAAAATTGGGGACGGAGTATTTTCCATTGAAGGTCTTGTTGACGTTACGGGCAAGGTTAACCAAAAAGAAAAAACAGATGAAGTTGTTCATCAAACGGATTCTGTAGATATTGAATCCGGTCATCATAATAAGGAGGAAGATCAGCCAATTGATTATGTTCACGTTATGGTTGATCTGGAAACCATGGGTAAAAAACATAACGCCCCTATCGTCGCTATTGGTGCGGTTGTTTTTGACCCGGCAACCGGCTCTATTGGAGAAAGTTTCTATAAAGTCGTATGCCTTGAATCCTCCGTGAACTGGGGCGCCGTAATCGATCCATCTACTGTTATCTGGTGGCTTAAGCAGTCCTCCGAAGCACGCTCTGCGATCGTAAATGATGATGCTATCCCGTTGCAGGATGCATTACTCCAGTTCAGAGAATTTGTTTCTGATAATGTCGCTGGTGGGAGCAAAAAGGCGCAGGTATGGGGTAACGGTGCGTCATTCGACAACTCTATTCTGCGTTCTTCTTACGATTGCATTGCTGAAGATTATCCGTGGGAATACTGGAACGATCGGGACGTACGAACAATGGTAGAGCTCGGCCAAGCCATTAGCTTCGACCCCAAAACAACGATCCCGTTTAAAGGGTCTCGTCACAATGCCCTCGCTGATGCTATTCATCAGGCCCGCTATGTATCAGCGATCTGGCAGCGAATAATTGCCGGCAATCAGGTGCTGCAAAAATTGATGCAAAACTGATTTTGTATTTTCAGATACTGGCCCAGCAATGGGCCATGATGAGGTAAAACATATGCTCCAGATGTTAACCCTTGAAGAGTGGGCAAACGAGAAATACAGAAGCAATCCTCCAAGTGTTTCCACTCTCAGGAATTATGCTAAACAGAATATGTTTTCTCCCCCAGCCAAAAAAGAAGGTCGATTCTGGCGCGTCAGGGAGGATGCTGAGTTGGTCGGTACATTGACCACTCCTGTAGTAAAGAAAAGCGACCCTGTTCTTTTGCAGAGGATTTTGAACGATGGCTGCCAGACCACGTAAAAATAATATATCTATTCCAAATTTATACCCGCTCTTCAGCAGAAAGGTTAATAAAGTATACTGGCGTTATAAGCACCCGATAACTGGTAAGTTTCATAGTCTAGGAACAGACGAAGCAGAGGCCACGGCAATAGCTATTGAAGCAAATAAAAGACTGGCGGAACAACAAACCCGCCAGATAATGGCAATCACTGACAGAATTTCCACCAGCTCAGGAAAATCAATATCAACTAACACCTGGCTTGAACGTTACTGGAAGATTCAGCAGGAAAGATTGAAGTCCGGAGATATTAAAGAAAACACTATCAAACAAAAAGCAAAACCAGTATCTCTGCTTAAGGAACGGGTAGGAATGAAATTAATATCCGCTGTCAATGTTCGAGATGTTGCGCAAATTCTTGATGAATATTTAGCGGAGGAACAACCCAGAATGGCTCAGGTCATTCGCTCTGTCCTAATAGATGTTTTTAAAGAAGCTCAGCATGCGGGAGAAGTACCTCCTGGTTATAACCCTGCACTAGCAACTAAACAACCTCGTAGAAAGATCACTCGCCAGCGCCTCACTCTTGAGGAATGGCAAAAGATTTTTGATATAGCCGATGAAAATCACAAATACATGGGGAACGCCATGCTTTTAGCCATAGTAACAGGACAGCGACTAGGTGATATATCCCGTATGAAATTCTCGGACATCTGGGACGATCATCTACACGTTGAGCAAGAGAAAACCGGAAGCAAAATCGCTATACCATTAGCTCTGCGTTGCAACGCAATCAACTGGAGCCTCCGAGATGTAATCAGTCGTTGCCGGGATTATGCAGTAAGCCCTTATTTGGTTCATTTCTTTAGAACCACCTCACAGGCTGAGCGAGGAGCACAGGTGAAACCCAGAACACTGACCATGAATTTCAGCAAGGCAAGAGACAGTGCAGATATTGACTGGGGACAAGGTACACCAGCAACTTTCCATGAACAAAGATCGCTTTCCGAGCGGTTATATAAAGCCCAGGGTATAAACACGAAAGATTTACTTGGACATAAAACTCAACAACAAACGGATAGGTACCATGATGATCGTGGGAAGGGGTGGACAACGGTGGCCTTATGA